CAAACTTATCTCGGATGCCATCGCTTGAATGGCTTCAGAGAGTTTTGTTTGGCCACTAGATGATGTTGCATCGAGGTACACACTCCTCTGGGAATTAGCAAGCTCTGCCCTCTCTAGGACAGACATCTCTTCAACAGTGCTCGCTAGATGGCTCCAGTGAGCGCCTAACTCAGAGCTAAAACGCCAATCAGTTACTACAGGCTTACTGAGTGCCAGCGACTCTGCTAGGAAGGGGGTCCACCAAGGCTCTGAGGAGCGGTAGGTGGAGATTAAAGTGCCAACAGACCCAGACATGCGGTCCGCAATTTCATCCCTGTTCTCCCACTTGCTGTGCCTCACAGGGGTCATTGGGTGGCGAAGAGTCTTCTCTATAGACGTTGCCCATTTGGTTTTAGGGGCGTCGCAAGTCCAGAAAGTCTGCTCAGGGTGTGTGACTACAGATAGAGGAGCTTCTTGCAGGATTTGATAGTCCAAATTTATCCCGAAGAGTTTAGAGGAGTTAATGTTGGGAAGAGCCGACGTTAGAGAGGCTATGTCTGACCAAGGTAGAGCTGAAAAAATTGTTGTAGGCCACTCTTGCGTGTACAAGTACTCAATAAAGCTGTAGACATCCGCTGAGAACTCTGAATCGGCCAACAACTCGTCATAGTTATTGCGACGGCTGTAGAAATCTTTTTTCAAGTCCGAAACATTTAAGTAGCAAGACTTGATTGAGGCCTGTAGTTTGTACGGCTCAGGTGCGTCAATAAAAATTATTAAGTTGCCAAGCTCTCTGGCTTTATTTGCAATGGCAAACGCTGGATAGATTTTGTTCGCAGAGAGGCTTGTCGGAGGAGCAATACCTACCAAAACAGCGTCGTAAGAAGATAGCTCTTCTTTACCCATTCGCGATGAGGGCTCGATAAAGTCCACAGAAGCGCCAGAGTCCGTAAGGGACTTATACATTAGCGCTGCAAAAGTGGTGAACCTTGCCGCAGTTTTAAAAGAACTCTGCTGAGCAGTGGAGCCTGTGATTAGAACTTTCATTGTGTTACTTCCCTAAAGTTTTCTGATTGGCCCAGAAAGCCGCCCAAGGTACTGAGCGGCAATCTGGATTATCCAAGTTAGTTCTTAGAACGGTGCTGATGGTGCAGAAACAGCGGCAGCTGGCGCAGGGGCAGCAGCTGGCGCTGGGGCTGGAGCTGGTGCAGCAGCAGCTGGCGCTGGAGATGCTTGCGCAGGAGCAGCCGAAGCGCCTGAGGAGACGTAATAGTTCTTTATCTCATTGCGCTTCTGGCCATTGTAGACACGTGAACCAATCTGTCCACGGAAGCCGCGGCCAATCATTGCCTGCTCAATTTGAGAGGCGCTTGGCTCACGGTCAAAGAAGCCTTCCTTGTCTAGACCAAGTGCAGACATCTTGCGGAAAAAGATTCCTAGAGCTGTCGCGTTCTCAGGCGAGATTACCAAGTTGTCCCATACGAGACGGTTGGCGTTTGCTCCACCCTGAACCTGGCACTTGATTGCGAACATAGTTTTTCCAGACTGGGATGTCTTTGCCTCAGACTCGATTACCTTTAGCTCGTAGTCGCCATCTGGCAGTGCTTCTATGTTTGATGCTCCTGAGTCAGCAGCATCCTTGATTAGTTCTCCCCAATTAAGTGAACTCATGTTTATACCTCTTCCTTATTTTTCTTATTGTTATTTGTCTTTTCGGCCTGTTTAGGTCCGAAGATTGTATCAAGCATCATTTCGATGCTTAGGTTTTGCTGCTCAACGATTGTGCCCAATCGACCCTGAACACGCTCACCTGCTTCGTAGTCCTTTGTTCGTTCGACGTAAAGCCTACGAACTTTATGCGGAGCACCCATCGGGTCTTGATTAGGTAGCTCCTCAATAGCCAAGGCACCGAGGATGTCGTAAAAGTACGGTGCCATGATTTTTAGCTGTCCCTGCAGATACGGACGGTGACGTCCATCCTGCGTAACCTGAGACATAGCCGTTAGCACGACTGCCTCAAGAGGGTTTGTAGCGTGCATTGTCAAGTCACGAAGGTCACGAAGAAGCCCGCCCATGTGGCGAAGTAGTTCGCCCCACTGTTGCATCTTCATTTGCTCGCTACCTGCAATGTTGTCAATGCACTTGACCTGAAGCTCCGAGATGGAGTCGATAATCAAGGACTTGAACTGGTGCTTGCCGCTCTGAAGCCATTGGAATGCCTTCATCACAACATCGTAGTCACGGACTGTGACAACAACTGTGTCCCAAGTTCCATCAGCTACTGGCGGTTCTTCCCTCATTGGGTCCCAGTACTTGGTGACAATAGGCAAGAATCTGTGCCCACCCTCAACGTCAAGCATGAGACGTGGATAAGGAGCAGTTACGGCGAAGGAGGATTTACCCACCTTTGATTCACCGTAGACCATTACGGTCAAAGACCGTTGTACTTCACTCATACGTCACTCACTTCCTTTTTTGTCTGTTTCTCCATAGTATGCATATGGGTCTGCTACTTCGTACATTGCTTCAATCGCCTGTTCGGCGGCAGAACCGTCGTCCATAAGCGTGCATACAGTGAAGAATTGGCACTTCCACTTGCAATCCCTAGAAGGGCTTGGGTAAGCGTGGAAGGCGTGGCTTTGTCCGTCGTCTAGAGCAGTGCGAACACGCATCATGTCTGCAACAGTTCCGTGGATACGGTCCCAAAAAGACCTGAGGGTAAACACGTTGTGACGTACTTCTATTTGGTCATAGAACGGAGGGCGGGCAGCAGCAGTGCGACGAACCTTCTTTAGAAGTGTAAAGATTCCTCCCTCTGAGCGGTCGTCTCCCTTGTTCTGGTGTTGCTCAAGCAGCATGTACGTCATAATCTGTTCATTCATTGGGGCCAAGTTTGCGAAGTCGCTGAGAGAGCCACCTACAGTTTTGAAATCTCTGAACATCCGAACACCGTCTATTTTGCGACGAACACGCATGTCCAGCTTGCCCTGCAGTTCAACTTCTCCGTTGAACATTGGCATCGTAATCTTTTCTTCTGTAGAAATCATCTCAAGCTCGGAGTCAATTCCATTCTCCTCAACCCACTGGAGGTAGCCCTCAAGCATAATGTGCCCTAGCTCGGCTTCTTTCTCAAGCTCAGTGACATCACGGAAGTCCGTTAAGAGAGTCTCTTTCTCCATCTCGACCAACTTAGTGTGAGCCTGAATAAGAGGAGCCCCCGTTGAGTAGTACTGGTCTAGTGCCTCGTGGAGACGAGAGCCTAATGCTAATGCACCTGTCATCTTCTTTTCAGTTGGCTGTAGACGGCGGTAGTACGTAAACCACCAGCGTCTTTTGCAATCTTTGAACGTCTGAATTTCGGAGTTGCTGATTCGCATAATCGTCATTTTTTGGCCTTGTCTTCCTTGAGCATCGAGAGCAGTTGGTCTTTATCTTTCACTATCTGCTCGAAGTTGTCTGCTTTTTTCTCTAGTACTTGGATAACTCGCTCTTCAATACTGTCTTCTGTGACGTAGTCAGTAATAATAATTGAGTCGTGTATTTCAGAACCGATTCTGTGTACGCGGTCCATCGCCTGCTTGTGGTCAACCAAGGACCACGGACGTTGGAGCATGATGAGCCTGCGAGCTGCTGTCAAGGTAATTCCAACACCACCAGCTTGCGCAGTGAAAAGAATCCACTTAATACGCCCACTCTGGAAGTCGTCTACCGCCTGCTGGCGCTCGTCTTCGTTCTGCAGTCCAGTAATAAGTCCGTGCTTAATCCCAGCCTTTGTCATGGCAGCACTTAGCAAGTAGATAAGCTGACGAGACACCGCGCAGACTGCTACGGAGTCCTCACCAAAGTCTTTAGCCTTTATGTCTGACATCACAGCATCGACTTTACAAGAGGGCTCTGACAAAGTAGCTTTTATCTCTCCTGTTGACTCGTCCACTGTTAGCTCAGCGTAAGCGTTAGCAAACTGGTTGAGCCTAGTGGTCTGGGTCAAGATACTTGGGGCGGTTAGAGCCTGTCCATCGTCCAGTTCAGCAATCATAGTGTCGCGCATCTGAGCGTAAGCCTTTTTCTGCTTAGTAGACATTTCTACATCTCGGCGCTCGTTCATAACTTCTGGAAGCCAAGGAAGAACCTTCTGCTTCAACATGCGACGCATGTGCGGGTTGAGAGTTTTGTAGAACTCTTCTTGCATGTGAGGCTTTACGCCCAAAACCAACATACCTCCAAAGGCGTTGAGCATAGTATCAATCATTCGCTCAATCCACTTGGTCTTGCTTGGCCACTCACGAGCGTCTAGCCAGTGCAGGATAGGCCAAAGGTCCACAACGTCATTAGCAATAGGGGTACCAGTCATTGCAAAGCGTATATCCGCTTCTCCCGTAGCTGACCACAGTGCTCTAGTCTGTTTTGACTTGGGGTCTTTAGAACGGTGAATCTCGTCGGCAACTACTGCCTTAAACTCGATGTTGTTTAGTTCACGAATGTGCACTTCGCAACGGGTTTCACTAATACTTTCGTCGTGGCCCCCACACGCTGAGCAACGAGTCAACGCAACGGAGCCATAAGGTGCAAGTCTGCTGTGAGACCGTAGGGACTCCCAGTTAATAATGAAGACATCGATGTTGCTCTCAACAGAAACGTCAAATTGCTTCTTACGCTGGGCAGCTGAGCCCTTGATAACCTGAGTAGTGACTTCAGGCCACCATCTCTGAAATTCGCGTTGCCAGTTCTTCTTCAAAGTGTTGGGGCAGACAATCATGGCGGGAAAAACATCCTCGCCTTGCTCTCTAAGAAGCTTTAAGGCACGAATAGCCTGAGCGGTCTTACCTAAGCCTGGTTCGTCGGCCAAGAGAGCCCTTCTAGCGGTCGCTAGATACGCTACACCAGCTCTTTGGTGCGGGAACAGGTCTTCATCCCCGTCGTGCTCTTCAAGCTCTCTAAGAGCCATAGAGGGCTCTATACGGGTAGTTATTGTGTGCTGGGCCCAAGCCGAAAGGCCTTCGCCAATCTCTAAGTTGTCCTTAAATGTTGAACGTAGGGCTAAACAGCTTGACCAGCTAAGCGGTATGCGCCAAACTTGCTCTTTTGTGTTCCAAGAGGAGCCTGGAATGCTTTTACACAGCTCTTTGTACCGCCAATCAGCGTTTATAAGAATGTGAGTCCCGTTTGGGTCCAATTCTGCCGATACAGCCACTGCTACCTCTTTCGTCGTTATGTATAGATACTAACACAGAATAAGACCCCGTGGGGCAAATCGTGTTAGTTACTTTTCATTATTTAATAATGCCCTAGGAATCCAACTTTGTCTAGCTAAAGCCAGTAGAGCGTGTCGGATTGCGTCAAGCGCGTGACCTTCGCCACCTTTGTGCCATGTCTCAAGCTTTTTTAGTGCAGGGTTGGGGAACATGTTCTTAGCATCAACTGGGGCTTGAACTTTCACTTTTTCTAGGTCATATCCAGCTTCTCGACATAACTGCTTAAGAACTCCGATTTGTTCCAAAGAGTAGGGAGCCTGAGAATTACGCACAGTCTGTTGATTTATAGTAAATCTTTCGTAGACAACTAAAAAGACGTCAAAACCCTCGGCTCCCTGCTTTAAGCCATCTCTAACTCGTTCGGCGTAATCATCTGCGTCAACCTCATCGGACCACTCAAGAACAGGATTGACGTCGTGGTCCCCGTTCCAAGTGATAAAAGCGATTCCACTGGCTTTTCCAGGGTCTACTGACAAAATACCAATCTTCATCAGTACTTCGACCCCCAGTTTTCTAAGGGGCCATCCACGTCTGCTGTTAGTGGCACTGACCAGCCTTCTGTTGTAGTCATACATTCCTTAACTATTCTTTTAATCTCCTCTGCGTTCTCGCGGGGAGCCTGAAGCACTATTTCATCGTGTACAGGAACAATCAGGTAATCAGTCAAGTCTGCGGCATCCAACTTTACGAGGTTGGATTTGAATACCTCGGCTGCCCCGCCTTGCACAAGGTAATTAACAAGTGTATAAGTGCGGTCATCATCGCAAGGTAGGCGTCTGCCAGTCCAAGTGTGAACGTAGCCCTCTCCTTCGTTGCGGTATCTCTGCTGGCCTACGTCGTTAACCTGCTTTTGGAACATAGCCATACCTGGATAGTTAGCATCGAATGAGTCAGAGACAGCTTGCATATTTTCTTTTGGCACGCCAGCAGTCAAAGCTTGCTTAGCCACTCCTGCTCCGTACAGGCGCCCGTAGACTGTATTTCCCGTCAAAACTGGGATTTTCTCATCCTGACGCATGGTCCAAGTTCCTAACTCTGTTGTAACGCACCAAACGTAGTCATTGGTGACATACTCTAGCGACGCTCTTTGGTTAGTCATTGTCTCTTTTTGATGCTGGACAACAGTAATGGGGTTTTTCTGCCAATTAGTCGAACCTTCTACAGGTAGGTATGTATCTTGTTTGGAATACTTCCCCGTTAAGTAGCCCAGCGCCACAACAAGCTCTGTTACAGGGCTATCTGATGCCTGAACAATGGAAACATCAATTTTTGTTCTGGTTCTTCTTGCTGTCTTATTCTTGCCATCAGCTTCATCTAGCCCTCGAATCATTTTTTGGCGTGCTGTGAGCGTGAGACCAGAAGCAAGGTCCCAGGGAGTAAAGTTCTTCTTGTCGTGAATACCCGCCCTAGACAAAAGCTCTCTAGCGTAATCTGGGCAGATATTCCAAACATTTTGTTTAGTTTTCTTATTTATCCACCGTGTATGCGGAACATTGATAAGCACATTTTTAATTAAAGCAATACCAGTTTTTTTTGTTTGAAAAATCTTAACTTGACACCCGACACGGCCACCAAAAGACTGCGAGGGACCACCAACATCCTGAGACCGCTTTATTGAGCCGTCTCCAAGAATCCATCCAAGAAGGTACGCCTCTTTATCGCTAATATCCAAAGAACCGTCCTCTGCTGGAGCAGAGAGAATAATTCTATTCTCACCCGTAAGGAACTCATTTGCGTAGATTATTTTTGGCTCAGCGGCTCTGCTGCCTCCACGTCCGTTGTCAGCAACCCAGCGGTGGTCCTCTGTGCATAGAAAACTTTTATGTGCGTTCGAAAGTCTGTAAATGTCTGCATCTTCGTAGACGTGGACATCGAGAATTTTTGTCCACTTATTTCTGCCAGTGGCAAAGTCGTAGCCGATTGTTTCATCGCTGTCTATAATCTCATTGTGATTTAGCCATCCACGTTTAGTTAAAACTTGAGAAGATAACGGGACGCATCCCTTAATCAAGTTACGCCGTTTATCGGACTTAATCATTGTTGGGTCTTGATAAACCTGCCGACCAATTTCAGTAAAAGGGTCAGAGCCTTCCGCGTCTGCGCGGTTGAACAGCTCAATAAGGTTTGGGTCACCAGACATAGAGGCGAACATACGGAACTCGACTTGGTCAAGGTCCGAGGTAATGATTACGTGATTTTCGTCTTTGGGTATAAATGCACGTCGCACAACGTCGTCGCCTTTAGGTAAAGTCTGTAGCGCGGGCTCAGTAATAGACATGCGCGAAGTCCTAGCAGCCAAAGTGTTGATAGACGGGTGCAGGAATCCGTTAGAGTTTTTCTCCATAAAGTTGCTGAAGTAGGTGCTGGCAAGCTTGTCTGCTTTACGTTGCTTGAGCACGACCTCTGCAAGGTTTTTTACCTCTGCGTTGCCCTCGATTGCGAGGCGTTTAATTTCATCTTTGCTCGCGGACTTCTGGCCCGACGGGGTAAATGCAGTGAGCTCAGCGCCTAGACCCTCAAAAGTTCGGACCAACTGTTGATTGCTGGTCATTGAAGAGTTGTAGGTGTTGTAGAACCACAGCCTTGTGCGTTCTGTGTAGTCAACCAGTTCTTCATACTTATCTTTAGAGTACTCAAGGTCAATACGTGCACCATTGACTTCCATACGAGTGGCAATTTTTCTAACAGCCATCTCAAGTTCATAAGCTTTGTAGTAAGGACCTTCTGGCCCACACTGCTGGTAGAACATTTCCCAAAGTCTGGTTGTTAGGACCGTGTCTAGAGCGCCGTAGGCCCAGTACGGCTCGTATGTGACTGGAACAGTCCCCCAAGTCCAGCCATTCTTAATCATCCCTATGTCTAAGCCTTCTTGCAACTGAGCAGAGTGACGGTCAATGAACTGCGCAGACAACGGCTTAAGCCCAGCAGCACCGAGAGGGTTGATAATGCGAGCCATAATCATTGTGTCGTGGGCACGGTCCCAAGGCATCTCCCACTCAGACTTGACGGCAAACCACTTGGCTTCAAAAGCTATGTTGTGACAAATTACAGGGCCAGAGAACTGCTTCATAGCCTGATAAAATACTCCAGCCCAGCTCTCCCAAGGAATCGCCCAGCCCTGCATGCCATCGCCAACCTGAACAAGACGGATTCGACCGTGCCAAGGAGAGAAAGCGTCCTTCTTTGGATTACCTGGAAGTTCGCCTGTCTCAATGTCAACAGAAATAGCGTTGTGGGGGCGGCGCTCGCTCATCCAACGTAGAAATTCTTCAGCTTTTTCGACGCTGTCTACTAAATGAAGCTGCACCTGAGATAAGTCAGTTATCTTGTCTGTCATTTTGTCCCTGTCATTTTGTGTTGCTATTGTATCTTATTTAAGGAATCATTTCTACCCTGTATATACGCTCAATTTCTGAGTCCGCATTTGAAGCCTGTTCCAGTAGCCTTTGAGCAACTTTTGTCAGGTAACGAGCGCCACCGTCGGGGTCAAATTTATACAAAGCATCCAGTACTGGACCTGGCTCGTCGCTAACCTGAGCCCAAGTTCGGTCTTGTTCTGGGAACAATAAAGGCATGTTTCTGTCAGGTCTGCACTCTACGCACGGGATTGCGTCATCTGAAAGCTGTTCTGACTTTAGCTCACTAAGGCCGTACCTTTTGACTAGAGAGCAAGTTGCTGCATGGAATACAAGCGAGATGCCTATTCTAGAAAGTATGTAAGAGCCGTTCTCGGTACGGTAGAGCTTAAACTCAATCCATCTAAAAGAGTCGTATCTTTTGGAAGATGACTCTCCTAAAAGTTGGCCGCTAAATTGTAAAGTTCTGGACCCGTCTTTTACTTCAAACATTATGCTGGCTCCTCTTCATCCTTAAAGTACACGGACTCCCACCAGCGTAAAACTTCATCTTTTGCCCACTCTATCTCTCCCCAACTGCCGTTGAAGTGCCAGCCGTCTGAGGGGGTGTCTTCGTCTAATGCGATGGGGGATACTCCTTGAGATACATCTTTTATGTATGCTACAAGATTATTTAGATGTACGTAGACCTCTTGATTAGTTAACAACTCTCGTTCTTCTGTGTTCTCGAAGTTCAGAATTACTCTCTGCTCTACACCGTCAGAGTCTGTGATTGTCTTTACCCAGCGTGGTCTATCAACTGTCGAGGCACCGCCCGCAGGTATTGCCCCATCATATTCAAAAAGGTAGGTCATTTTTTGTCCTTAAGTCTTGTAACTTCTTCTTTAAGAGAGTCTATCTCAGTCTGTTGAACCTTTACTAGCTCTAGCACAAGCAGTGACATGAGTCCGTAGTCAAGTTTGTCTGCATCGCCATCCTTGTCGTAGCCCACTGGCTCAGAGAATCCAAGGTCTACAAGGTCTTCTACCATGTATCCGTGCATCCACTCTTTGTTGAGCTCCTTGTGGTACCCCCTCTTAGACCTTTTGTACTTAAACTTTTTTGGCTCTAAATTTAGTAATTTCTTGATGTCAGAAGGTTCATAAGTTTCTATGTCTTTTTTGACTTTCCGCGTTGAAGCACTGGTTGTCCTACTCTGAGAGGTTAAGCCAGTTAAACCGTTTCCTTCGGAATCATACCTGTAGTACACGTCAGACACGGTATGTCGGTGATTACCGCGTGCCACATCTTGGGAGCCAGTTCCTCTGCTGACTCCTAAGAACACGCTGCTGCCTGTCCTTGACATGTACAAAGGAGCAAAAGCTCTCACACTACTGACGAATGACCCGTCTGTCTGGCTAACGCCTACAGCTCCGTTAGCAATTTTTGCACTAGTGACAGCGCCGTTTTGAATCTTGGCGTTAGTAACAGCTTGGTTAGTTATTTTATTAGTTGTAACAGCGCCATTTCTAATGTTTGCGTTAAAAACTGCTCCGCCAGCCAGTTCACTGTTGCCAACTGAGCCATTAACAATGTTGGCTGCGTTTACGGAGTTTGGGGCTATGGCATTATTAGTTACAGCGTTTGAATCAATCTTCGACGAGGTAACTGCACCGCTGGCAAGTTCGCTGGTTCCAACTTCCCCGTCGGCTATTTTATCGCGAGTAACTGAGTTGCTGGCAAGTTTAGAATTTTTAACGGCTCCGTCTTTAATTTTCTGGGAAGTAACTGACCCATCCTCTAGCTGGCCAGTGTCCACTGAACCGTCAATTATCTGTTCTTTACCTACAGAGTCGGTTTGCATCTCTACTTGACCTACGGAATCACTTTGTAGATTTCTTTGCGCAATGGCGTCGTCAGCAACTGCTCTATTTTCTACAGCTGCGTCTGCGAGCTTTAAAGGGGCAATAGCAAAGTCGTTGATTTTCCCAGTGGCCACCGAGCTGTCAATAAGTTCAGAAGTTCCAACCGAATCGTTTTGCATATTTTCTTGCCTAATTGCGTCGGCTTGAACTTGGTCATTAACAATAGAATTTAGCGCAATTTGGTCTGTAGACACAGCACGAGGTTGAATAGTGGTTCTGGTGACGACTTGATTGGCAAGCCTAGTCGGGTTGCCTCGGGCCTGCAGATACTTAACTCTTCTCTGCAGGTCAGTAATGTTTCCCGTAAGTGAGCTTCTGCTTGCTCTTCTTCTAGTTGCCACGTTGGTCTACCTTCCAATCTGTTACTAATCTAAGTTGAACTTCTTCAGGAATCGGGACGCCATCGGGTATAACTACCGAGTACGAGTCAATCTTGCGAATAAGAATGTCACTTCGAGGCTCTTGGTCGCTTGCTAATCGCTGCCGTACAAACTCATCGTCGACAATAATTGAGCACCACTGGCCTGGAAAAAATGTCCCAACCTGTGGATAAAGCGAGCCATTAACAACTACGTTGTACACCCCAACAGGAGGACGAGACTCAAACAAGTAGTCCCGAGCGTAAGCGTGAAGAGATAGCTCATCTTCAATTTCATCTAACTGTTCTGCTAAGTCAATCAAAGGCCAGCTTCTCCCGTTGGGGTTAGCTAACATAGTGCGGTCCGCGGCTCCTGCATAGGGTTGGCTAGCGTCATCGCTTAGGTCCTCGATACTTCCAACTACAAAGAACCTAGTAGCGGCGTCCTCTGCTGACTCAGAAACACTGAAACTGAGAATGTTTCCAGGATACTCGAACACCAGTCTTTCAGCACCGAAAGCAGTGACTGGGTAAATTTCCCCCTCTGGCGGGGCCTCAGCAAGGCTGATAGGAAATAGCCTGAATGTTCTACTAAAAGTTGCGGTATCGAAATTATAGTCGCAGTCAATGCGATACTCGAACCCACCCTCAACTGTGTTGGAGTACTGCTCGAGTATTTCTCCAACAGTCTTCTGCTCAAAGCCTCTCAAGATTTGAGTGTCTTGGTAATAGCCGCTTTTGTCTAAGTTTTCAAAGTCAATCCCGATATCGGCATTAGCTGTGTAGCTTCCATAGTCCCCGTAAATTACTTTGGACCCAAATAGAGCAATGCCACCTGCAACACCTTCGGGGCCAACATTTAAGATGCCTCCCGAGCTAAAGCTAAAACTGTTTGGGCTAGGGACATCTATAATTGTGAAACGTCCGTTAAATGTTGTATCTAGTCTCCCAGTGAAGAAGGCGTCCACGCCTGTAACAATTACTGTCTGCCCAACTGTTGCATTGTGCGCATCGTCAAGGGTGAGGGTTGCTACGTTATCTAAAAGCTGCTTGCTTTCCACGTTTTGCGTGCGGATACCAGGCACAGACGAAAGAGGAATCGCTGGCCCGTCAAGTAAAAATCTAATAGTTCGATTATTTGGCACCTCTGAGATTATGTGGAACCCGTCTAACTCTGAATCAATTTGAACTAGTTCTATCTCTTGACCCGCAATTATGCTGTGGTCCTCACCTGTTTGTAGGGTAACTACACCAGCTGACCGTACCTTAGATATAACTTCTGCTTGAAGCTCTTTGGCTGGTTTAATTACTTCGTTAGCAAAATTAAAGCCGCTTAGGTCTTTGGAGGTTTGAAAGATAAGGTCTCTAGCAAAATCGTAGGTGTCAACTAGGCTACGTACCGCTCCGCTTGTACTGGACCCGCTGCCATCTCCAGAAGTTGTTTCAAAGCTAAAGCTAGTTGTTGAATTAATCTCCGTAATTGTTTGGACACCATCAACAATAGGACTTGTGAAAGACACAGCTATTTTTTGTCCAACGGCAAATCCCTGAGGAAACTCGGTAACTATAGTCCCTACGCCTGATGCCACGGAAAACGTGGAGACCCCGATAAAGTCAGAACCATACTGAATTGTCTGCCAAATGTTTCTGTGATAAAAGTAGCTCATAAACTCAGCGCCGTTGACGCTTAGAGTCTGGCTGACCGCGTCGTACGACCGAGACCAAATCATCCCGCCCCAAACACAGACGTCGTTTCGCATAATGTATATCCCTGTTCGACCAGGCATAGTTGATTCGTAAAGGTTTAGTCCTTTAGTGGACTCAATAAATGGGATGCTTCCACTAAAAGCTCCAGCTCTGCGGTTTGCTCTTTCGTAGGAAACGCCTTTAAACGGGACCTCAGAAATTACATCATTGCTGAGTAGGTCAGTTAGGAAGTAACGGTATTCAACCTGTGTCTCGATAGTCATTTAATGTCCTTAAAGTATTGTGTTAGCCAAGCCATCCAGAGCGGTAATAGACTCGGAGAGATGTCTCACCCTCTGGGTTACCTGAGTCAATAAATTCTAACTCATTATCTCCAGGAGCTAGTTTTATGAAATCAGCCAATACATCGACCCTGCCTCTTGCTCCCTCAACTTCTCCGTTGAAAGCTACCTCGCGGTTTTGGGTATCAATCTCAAGAATGTCTGCTGAAACAATTGCGGTTGCTCCCGATAGTCCAGGAGTGAACTGAACGTTCTGGGTTTTAATAATGTTTCCGCCAGTGAATGTCTCTGGGATTGTGCCCGAGACAGTCGCTGTGCCGCCCGTAGCAGTCAAAGGAAGACTTCCACCTACCTCTGCTTGCCCGTTAGGCGTCACATTCACCAAGGAAATTGTTCCTGAGAGCTCAACAAAGACATCGGCGGTTGCGCCTGTTTCTTCGTCTACTGGGTACGAAATGAGAGCAACGTTGGCCGCTGTCTTTTGGCACTCCAAAACATTTAGAAAAGGAATAGCGGAGATAGTGTAGGTTCCGTCAAAAGGAGCACCTACCCCCGTAATTGTAATTTGTTCGCCAAAAATCGCACCGTGGCTATCTCTGGTAGTTATGGTTATAACGTTTCCAGCTAAAAGAATAGAAGCAATCTTTCGGCTTCCAGCTCTAGCTGTACCGCCAGTGGGTATGGTCGTTGATACTTGGTTAGACCCGCTGTTGGCATAAGTAAAAGTAGTCGAACTGGGGAGGCTGGTAATTGTGTGAGTTCCGTTGAAGTCTCCAGTACCACCACCACCAGCACCTTCTACAACAACCTTCTCTCCAACCACAAAACCGTGCGACTGAGACGCAGTTAAGGTTGCAACGTTGTTAGACCTTGCTTTGGTCACAATTGTTTTTTGAGTAGTTCTGACTCTGCGGTAGCTAAAATCCGTGGGGATGGGGGTATCGCCAATTCTGTAGCCGCCATTTAGTGACAAGTCCACGCCTGTCACGTTTACGTTCTCGCCAGCAACAAACCCGTGCGGAGCTGAAGTTGTCAAAAAGACAGTGTCTTGTACCATTTGTTTTTTGATAATAGTTCGAGCGTTAGTTCTAGTAGAAGCGTAGCTAAAGGAAGTAGGGGACGGAATTGCAGTAACTTCGAATGTTCCGTTGTAGTTAGTCCCAACGCCAGTTATTGTGACGGTTTCTCCAAGAATGAACTGATGAACGTCAGAAGTGTTAATTGTTGCAATGTTGGAAATTAACGATGCCGAGATAACGCTCCTCGGAGGAATACGAGTTTTGGAGAACTGCAAAGAATTAGCAGCAGGAGTAGATGTGATTGTGTGCACGCCGTCAAACACTGAATCCACGCCGTTCACAACTATGGAACTACCTGTGACTAGTCCGTGAGGTTCGGTCGTTTTTATAGTAGCAAAACCCGCTGACAAAGACTTGAAAGCTACAGGGATGATAGAAGCAGCGTCTGCTTCGTAATTGAAAGTTGTGTCAGTAGGCACAGCTGTGATGAGGTTGTCCCCGTCAAAGGGTGCGTCGATTCCTGAGACATAAACGCTATCTCCTACAGAGAATCCATGAGCTTCAGTGGTGGTAAGTGTGGCAATGTCTTTTAGCGTAGCTAGGTTGAAAGTGAGCTGCTTGTTAACTACGGTGCGAGAGATTGGGCCTTTCAGCCCCTGAGTCAAAATGATGAGCTCTTCAGTTGCTCTGTTGAAAATAGTTCCTGGACCAGCAAACGGACCTGACACCTCTAGGAAGCAAGGCACCGAGTAGTTTCCAATATTGGTAATCGTTCCTAGCCCACTAACCCCCGTTGCGGAGTTTCTAACTGGAACCTCAGCAAAAGCGTAGCCATCTGGGCTTGCGTCGTTCCACGCATACTTAATAGGGTCGGCAGCACGAAGCCCAATTTCAAAGTTGGTTCTGCCTCTAAGGTTTTCAGTCTCAATTGAGATGTCGCCATTTAGCGTTACATACGCTGCTCTGATTGGGTCGCTGCCTGTTTTAAACCAAACACCAGTTCTTGCTAGGTTGGCAGTAGCTGCAATAAGCCTGTCACGAGCAGCCTCAACGAGAGAAGGTTTTGGGACTAAGAAAGAGCCTCGAATAGAAAAGCTCCGTGAGTTGTAACGCCCTCGTACTTCGTACGAACCATCACCAAAGCCTCTAGCTATGTCTGGAACATCTGCTCTGGGAGCCTCCCACCATCCTGGAATGTCAGTAACTACCCAAACAACTCCTTCAGAGTCTAGGGTGTTGAGGATAAAGTCCCCAAGGACAATGTTTGCGTCAAGCTTTAGGCGGCCAATGTCTGGGCTAAAGAGCTCTTGTAGCCCTCTGTCTACTGAAAAGTTTTCTTGTCCTTGTGTGTAAACCATTAGACTGCGCCTCTCCTAAGCTCGAAAGCTAACCTGCGAGAGACAAGCTCGGCAAGCTCGCGCTCGTCCATCCCTGCGGATGGGTAAACGTTGATTGTAGCGGCACCGCCACTTTGACCAGACAAAAGCCTAATCATTGCTTTGTCACGGGTAGACAGCCCGTCTTTATCAAGAGGCTCTACTCGCTCTGAACGGCCACCTTCTCCGATGACTGCCATCATCCCGCCTCGCGAAGCAGGAACTATGCCACCAGCAGCCAAACGGGGGATATTAGGAGTGTCAATCGTAAACCCTTTGCCAGCAATCTTTAGAGCTGTGGTTATAAAGTTCGTCGGAATTCGGACATCTAGCTTAAAGTTATTCCATTTGTCGATTATAAAGTTAAGAGCATTTTTAAAACTATCCTTGAGCCAATCCCAAAGCCCTGCTGCAGCTGCTCCTATTTTAGCTGGTAGGTCTTTAAAAAACGGGATGAGAGTGTCATTAAAGTAGTTTTTTACCCCGTTAAAGGCGTCTTTAAACAAGTCACTAAAGAACGCAAAAATGTTTCCAGCCGCGTTTGAGATTAGCTTGCCTAAGCCTTTAAACCAGTTGGGGATAGTGGTAGTAAAGAAGCTTAAGAACCCCTGCCAAGCGTCCTTAAAGAAGTTTAAGAACCAATCAAAAGCTGCTTTAGCAGCGTCGCCTATTGTTTTACCTAGATTAGTAAAGAACGGAATTACAGTTCCAGTCCACCAATCAACCGTGCGGCCCCAAGACTCTTGGAAGATAGTAATAATCGATTCCCAAAGTTTGGAGAACGTCTCCCCAATATAAGTAAATATCCCCGCAAAAAACTCAACAATTTTGTCCCAGTTTTTAATAATCAACGGAACAGCCGTAATAAGAATGCTAATTATTAGCCCAATTGGCCCTAGGAATCGTATAACAAAGCCAATAACACGAGTTAAGCCAGCAGCAATTTTGCCTATAAACCCAAGGATTCCTTGCTTGCCAAAGTATTTAAATGCAAGCCCGCCAAAGAACTTCATTGCGCTGGCAAGCCCGTTTTTAATCAATAAAACGAAACCTGCTGCTGCTTTGAATAAAAACTTAAAAACAGCAACAATTCTACCTACTGCTAAAAGAACGCCAAGTAGCGGACCTACAGCTTGTAGAATGGCCTGAGCAAACTCGCTTCCAACAATGGTATTAACAATCTTTAGAGTAATAATTAAAGTGTCAAAAAATGCCTTGATAGAGCCGACATCGGTTAAGTTAGCTGTCAAAATAGCGAATTGCTCAATTAGCTCGCCAAGCTGTGCAACTGGACCGTCCTTTCCACTGAGCTGTATACCGAGCTCATTGAAAACTGTTACAGCATTATCCAAACTCTTAATAAATTGCCCCACGCCAGCTTCGGCTCCAAGAGCCAAAATACCGCCACCTAGGTTGGCCAAAAGACTTAAGAGTGCTGTGAAGTTGTTCGTAGAGTCTACGAAGAATTTGTTTAGACTTCCGTCTTTTGCCCCTTCCGTAACAAAAGTAAGGAAGCTTGCAGAGGCTTCTTCAAAGTAACTGAGCAGAACATCTCCAGCGCCGCCTGGCTGATTGATAACATCAAAGATTCCACCAAAGGCAGTCTTGTAGTTGCCAAAAATACCTGTAATTCTTTCAATTTTAGTTTGTAGTGTCTCAAACTCTGTGGCTAGCTCACCGTTTTTTTCTTTGAAAATCTGAGTCTGTTTCCAAGCTTCGCTAGTGTTTACCGCCCAATCTCCAAAGACCTTAACTAGAGGCTCTGCAGCATTTAGAAGGATTAAAAACCCTTCTAGCAAATTTATTGCTGTTTGACCAAGTTTCCCCAGCAGTTCATTGTTAGTAGACCAAACAGCTTTTAGCTTTTCAAAGTTTTCGCCTTGGAAGAATGTCTCAGCAAAAGTAACAGCCAAATCCCCAAGAATGCCGCCTGTTTCTTCGAAGAGAGGCTCTAATTCTTTAAACTTCCCAATGATTATTGTTAGAGACTCTTCAAGCTTCGGGAACAGCGCTCGTCCAGCAGCGTCACGGAGAGAGTCAAACGCTTCTTGTTGCTCAATCAAAAACTTAACGAAGCTCTGAGCCTCTGGTGAAAGCTTTTCTAGTGCGTTTCGATACTCGTCAATTCCGCCTGAAGCGGCTTTCGCTGCGGCTTTCTGAGCAAGCTCAACTTGCTCTCTAGCAGTGGCAATTCTTCTGTTTAAGTCACGTTCTACGGTTCCACCAGCGCTAGCGTCAGCTGCTGCCTTAGCAGCTTCCTCTGTAGCTCTGCTTGCATCTCTGACTGCTCTAGCGGCAGCGATTCCAGAGTCAAGTTCTGCCTGCTGGGCTTGTGCGATGTTTTCTTTAGCCTCAACGACTTGTTTAGAGCCCTCAACACCAGCTCTGGTAGAGGCTTCTGATTCTTTTTTGAGGTCTGAGTTGTTGTCAATAGCCTTGCGGAGGTTTAGCTCGGCTTCTGCAAAAGCAAGCTCTGCTTCTTGACGTGCTCTGGAGTTCGGTGGAAGGTCCTGAACTCTCTGCAAGGAGTCGCGAGACTTTTCAAAGGCAAGGCGGGCCTTTTTCTCTGAGATAGCGCCACCCTCAACCTCAAAACGAAGTTGCTGTATCTTCTCTCTGGCGTCATCACGAGCCTCGTTGAGGTCCTCGAGGGCATTGAGAGAGTTCTTTTGTGCTTGATTATAAGTTCTAGTGGCTCTTTCGGTCCCGAGCAATGCGTCAGCAGCCGCTTCTTCGGCTCTGACAGCCCTCTCACGTGCTGCTGCAAGGGCTTCAGGCTTTTCTTCTTCTAGTAGTCTCTTAAGAGATAATCTGGCGTCACGGAGGCGCCTAGCGGCTGCCGCTTGTGCATCACTGTTGTCTGCCGCTGCTTCTTGCGCCTTCAAGCCAGCTGAAAGGGCATCGCTTACGCCTCTAAAGGCCACTTTAGCTACAATTGCGCCCTGAACTAGACCGCCCAGAGCAGACGCAAACACAATTGAGCCTCTGGCAGCATTGCCCAAAACTCCAACAAGAACTACAAGACCGCTACCTAGAGCTCCTATTGAGCCCAAGAGAGCAGGGATACCTGCTACAAGAAAATTCTGAGCTACGCTTAGGTTACGAAATTTGACCCGAGCACGCTCTGCCTCAGCTTCAAACTGAGGGGTTGAGATTTTTAGTCCGCCGCCCCTTCTAGAGCCGCGGTTAAGGCCCTCGCTCAGCTCTTTCCCAGCTTTGTCTCCAACACTGCCAATACCGTTTAGGTCGCGTTCGACTTGCTTTTTGAATCCAGAAGTGAGAGCGCGGACTACGACATATGCGTCACCTACTACTGCCATACGCTCTCACCCCCTTCTTCTAACGACTTTCAGGCTGGTCTAGGACCCGCCCAAATGGAAGCGGACTATCCGCATCAAAGTCTGTTGTCGGTGTATACGCCCTTGTGGGACGCTTTTGCTGCATTGGGTCGGGAATCACTTCGTCGGTGCTCCCCATCAACCCATCCGAAGGAAGGGTGTCGTTACTGATATTATAGCTTTGTCCTGTATTGTTGTCTCCGTACTTATACGTAGTCCCATACAGGTCCCTATACATAACGGAACGTATTTGTGTTTTGGCTTCGGCTTCTTCAGAGGAGCTGACCACTAAATCTTCTTCGAAGAAGTAGTGAATAACATCTAACATGTCTGACAGTTCCATTTCTTTAAGGTTTATGCCTTGCACAAGGGCTTTTCCGTTTATATAAGGCCAGAGGTCAATTGCCCACTCTACAAGTCCTCTGGCCCCGCCGTAGGGCGGCTTGAATACTCCTCTACGAGCCATGAGGTGATTTCACCAAGCGTCTCAACTGAGACAATGCGGGTAGGGTCCCTCAATAGGATGTCGAAACGGGCATAGCTCTCCTCTACGAGGACAGCCTTGAAAAACGAGTCAATAGTTTTGGCTATTGCAGCTCCGTCGTTTTCGTCTGAGTTAGCCACTAAGTCGAGGAGCATCTTACCCTGCAAAGCTGGGTAACACTCGAAATCTTCTCCGTGGAGCTTAAACGAAACAGGCGTATCTGTGACAGCTGAGCCAGCACCGAAGTCCTTAAATCTATTCGTCATACTTCTTCCTTGTCTATGTCATTTACGCACAACTAATGCAGTGCGTCCTTACTACTATCTATCTTATCAACTTTAGATTGTCTGATAAATAGCGATTTGGCTTTGTTCCAGGATGCCTTACTAGAGGGGCAAAAACAATTACTCCCTTACTAAAGAATCTCAAGTGGGTATTCGGCCCTTTGGGGAGGATTAAATGGGGCTTAGTGCCCTCGTGATGCATGTAGGCATACTTTACAGAAGAGCCAATTTTTAGATACTGACCTCGGGAATCTCGCATGTGGCGCATGTGAATTGATGAACGCAACTGCCCCGTTTTTACCCCCACTTGGGCCCTAGCAGCAGTCGTAACCTTAGTTCCTTGCTTTTTAAGGTATCGTCCAACTTGTCCACCTGGAGAATTTAAGTACTTATCAAGTACTGGATTTCTCCAAACTATGTTTACGTTTCCCATTATGGAACAGCCATTGTGATGGTCAAACGGGTCGTCTGGAATCCGCCTTCGGGGGAATCAACGTCTACAGTTGCGATTACGCCGAGGCCTAACCCACTGGGCAAGCCGCTCCAGCTTGAGTCAAAATCTCTAACGCTTTCCATAAGAATCCAAGCGTCTAAAGCTGAAACTTCAGTAGCGTCTTGGATGTTTACAGAGTTTGGCGGGTTCCCGTTAGCCTGAGCTACAGGCACTGCTCGAGATACAGAGACAAGAAGAGTCACACTTCGTGGGTCGTTACAGCGCCTAGGCTCGTTGGCTTCGTCGCCAGGAGTTCCAATGTACATCTGGATAAGAGACACAACTAGCTGCTCACAGTCAACCGCGGGGGCTCCAAAAGTGTAGTACTTGCGGGTCGGGACAGGCATGTTGTAGGAGTCGTACACAGTCACAACTTTGGAGAGAACTTCTCCAAGAAAGGTTGCTAAGTTCCTAGCGTCGTCATTTACGCCACTGATGTCTGCTATTGCCATGTCATTTCTTTCTTATGTATTATGCAATTGCTATTGGTGTTGTGCGGCCACCTAGCTGATAGATAATGTTACCCGTTACTAGGTTGATTATCTCGTTGACCTCAGGGTTTCCTAAACTTGGTCGGCTTGCATATATATCAATTAGTCCAGGATTACGAGGACCTAATATCCCAAGCAACGCTGGGTAGCCCAGAGCGATTCTAATGGTACCGTCTACTCTATCTAACTGGGCTTCGTTTGAGAAGTCAGTAGTCGCAGAGTTGTTGTAATTAGATATAGTCGCGTACACGTTCCATGCACTGTCATCAGTGAGGAACTCTCCACCGAACTCGTTTATGTAGTACACCTGCGTACCACCCTGAGAGTTAAAGTACAAGTCATACGAACTGAGCTCAAAAGCAGGGGACTTGCCAATAATTCGACGAGCGCGAGGCTGGTCTGGGGAAAACACACGAGAACGGGCACGGGCCTTGTCTGGGTTAACAGAGCGCAGGAAAAGGTCAACTGCGTAGATACCAGTCTTGAGCTCGTCAATAAAGTCTTGATTGTCAAGTACTGTGTACGAGACTCCCTGACGAGCGACAGAAGTCACACGTTGAGGAAGGGCGCAGGTGTCGTCTCCTGAATAAAGCTTTACTAATTCTGTGGCTAAAAGTCTCGCAGCGGCTCGCCCTGAGGGGGGAGGAGGAGTTCCGTATGTGTAAGTCACTTCAACGTTTGTCGCGGTCCACGAAGCATTTGGTGTTCCGTAAATTACTGAGTGGTCTGCTAAGTAGTAAGTGTCTGGGTCAATGAGTTCACCCTGCATATCTCGCATGTTGTGAATCTCAACAACTTTGCGTCCTCGCAGTCTTACGCGGGTAAGAGCGTTGGTGCCGTCTCCAAGAAAGTCATGGTTTGAATAACGACCGTTTCCGCCATTGACAACGTTCTCTACTTTTCCATTAATTAGCTGAGGAGCATGGGACATGCTAGAAGTCCCAGTGCGAAGATATGGGTCATAGGCAGAAACGTACCGCTCAGTGACGGTGGTGCTACCAGAAAATTTACGCCCTGACATACTCCAGAGCAAGTGAGAAGCGGTCTTAATTGCATCATATGCGTAATCAGAGTCTGCGTATTCGCCAAGCTCTTCTACATCTACCCACAAGTTACTCATCAAGGCTCCTTAGATTAGAAAAAGCGGGCAGTTGACGACAGTGTCGTCGTTAACTACCCGCCTCATAACTAAATTATACTGTTGGGTCCTCAGTTGACGCAATGATGAAGTCAATTGGGAGGTCAGGGTTGTAGTACTCGCCGCCAGGTACGTTGTACGTGGTGGTTGAGCCTTGGCTATCAAAGTCTTGGACTGTGATGTAGCCACGCTGACGGATAGCTGTTCCAGCAGGTGACACTGGAGTCGAAGCAACATCCGCTGATGTCTTAGCAAAGCGGAAGGTTGTTGCTGTAGGAACAGCTGTGATTAGGTGCGTACCGTTAAACTCTGAGCCAGACTCAGCCACAACTACTGTCTGACCAATTCCGAAACCGTGAGCTGTTCCAGTAGTCAAAGTAGCAACGTTAGAGGTCAAGCTCTTGTTGCTAATAGTGTTTGTGGACTCGTTGTGCCAAGTGTAGAAGCCACGAAGACCTTCAGGTGCCCAGTCGCCACGTGCGTAGCTGTATGGGCGCTCTGTAGCAACTGGGAACTCCCAGCGGCCGTCAAGACCACTACCGAATGCAACGTTTCCAAGGCCGTAGCCCTCGAAGGTGTTGGCAAGTAGGCCGTTCTCAATTACGCGGTCACCAGACTGGCGAAGCTTTGCGTATGGGAAGACCCAGTAGAAGTAAGGAAGAGTTGATGCACGCTTGCCGTCCTTAACAGCGAAGGACCAAACCTCGATAGTAACACCGTTACCAGCAGGGTCGTCTCCAACGCCAGGTGCCGACCAACCAATGCTCTGGTTGCTAGGCGAGGCGAAGGTGCCAAAGTTCTTGCGAAGAAGAAGACCACCAGACATAAGAGCAGTAAGCTCTGGGTCTGGCTCGCAGATAGCGATTTCCATGGTGATTCTCTTCAGTGTGTCAGGAGCCTTGTAGGAGACACAGATTGTGCCGTCTGCAGACTTCTCTGTTATTTCATCGCCCTCTTCGTACTCAGGAGTAAACGATGCACGCAAAAATGCGGTAGTCGTGTAGCTGTCTCCTGCTCCGTTGAGCATGTTTCCAGCGCCGTCCAGTCGAGTGACTCGGAGCGCCACGCCTTGGACGCTAGCCGCGTAGTCCTGTGTAGCCATTCTAGTTCTCCTTATAAGTTGTTGGTTTTGGCTTAGTCATTAGGTAGTAGGGATTGTCACTCGCATTGCAAAATGCATTGAGGGGTCAGAGTAAGCCGCCGCAGGGCGATATGCTTTGATTCTCATGTTATTTATTGTAGCATCTACGCCCTGACCCAAGTCTTCGTTTACAACCTCAACCTTGCCAAGGTGGACGTCAACAACACCAGTTGCGTACATCCATTTGTTAGTGACAGAAGCAGCAGCCCCTGTCGCACCTATTGGGCCATTACCTGAGTAACCAGAGCCAATAACTACTTGTGTTCCAAGACGTGTCATAGCACTTCCTGGATGCTCGTCATCACCTTTTCTGTAGATGAGACGAGAGCCTAAGTTTGAGGCGATGTCGCGTGTCATGTGGATAACACCGTTTTCGCCTACTGGTGATTCTGAGATTGCTTGCTCAAGATACATGAGGGCAATGTGTGGAGCAAATGCTCCTGCAACTGGAACTGTAGAGTCTCCAGTCTTACTCAGGTACATGTTGCCTGAGCCAACTTCTTCTACGTCTGGGCCAGTGCTGACTAACGCACGAGCTGCTGGGCCATCCCAGAACTCGAGCTCTACGGCCTTCTGAGTAACAGCATCAAGCTCTTGCTTTACGCGGTCAAACCTGTCTTGGCCTAAAATGCCAAAGGTCGAAGCAAAATCTTCTACATCAATAAAGAACGGAACATAGTTTAAGTAGCGGGCTTCAGACTGATTGTCTGTGAGCTCGCCACCTGGTACTACAGCGTCGTTTACGGTTAGAAGACGCACGTATGACGGCATGGTGTTGAATTCTTTGTCGAAGCCACGAATCCAACGCTCGTCATACTCACGCCCAGTGTGGGACGTGGTGTTTGCAACGCTCAGAAGCCCGCAGGGAGCGGGAATTAACTTTGTAGCGGGGAAGACCCCTCTAAATATAGCCATTTTTCCTTATTCTCCTCTGCGGGTTCTGAACATTGCTTTTACTTATTACTTATTGCGTGAATCGGGCTTATAGCTCAATTGTGGATGATGCTACTCCACCAAGAGTGTCGCGAAGTGCAGCAGCTGCACCGTTGACGTTGATGGTTGAAGTAACAGCAAGAGCTTCGACGCCAACCATAGCAATACCTTCGAAGGTCTCAACGAACATCTTGTAATCGTTGGTTCCAACTAGGGTGCTGTCACGGATGATTCCGAGGTCCAGGGTGCCTCCGTCTAGGAACAAGAATGTTCCTTCGGCGAATAGGTACCAAGTGAACGAGTCAGCAAACTCAACAAGTGCAGTTGCACCCTGAGCACCGAATACGTTCTGGTCCAATGAGTAGCTCACGATTACGCCGCGGCTTGCGATGTAGGCATCAATCTCAGCGTAAGCGTTGAGAGTGTTGTCTCCAGGCATGGCCAAAGCAAGGTCAGCAGCCATGGCGTCTTTTACCCAGGTTGGGATAATAATACGCAATGGAGCGTCAGCCTCTAGGCGGTTACGTGAACGGTAAGCAGACGCGGCGCGTCCAATCTGGACCAAGAAGTCGCGACCAAAACCGATTAGGTTTGTGGTGGTAACTGCGGTCGAGGCGGAAGCAATCTTGGCTAGCAAGTTCTGCTCTGCTTCACGTGAGTGCTGAATTAGACCAAGCTCGTTGTGACGAGAAATCAACTCAGGGTAAGCGCGTGTTGCAAGGTTACCAAACTGTAGCTGTAGGGTTACAGCGTCAGTTGCTACAGTGTTCTCTGCAGCAGCTTCAACAGTTAAGCTCAGCTTGGAAGATGGGCTTGGGGTCTCAGCTGCATCGTTAGCAGCAGTCCAAACACCAACAGCGTCAGCATAGCTTGATAGCTTAGGTGGGGTAACATAACGGATACCACCACGGTCAGCCTGGAAGCGAGGAAGAGCGTCACGCACTGGGCGAGCGGTCGAACCGTTTCCAAAAACGTCGTAGCGGGCTTCGAAAGGAGCAACGTGTCCACCAGCCGCAACGATAGCCTCAGGTGATACAAGATTACTAATCTTGAGCCTGTTGCTTTCAGCGTCTGAGGTCAAGGTGCGGCTCTCAGGGTAGGACTGAGTGACTGATGCAACAATGTGCTGCTCACCGTCCCCACCGTTCACGCGACGAAGCGCGTGTAGGCGTTTTGCCATTGCCTCAGCAACGGTACTCATGTCATCTAGCGTACTGCCAGCTGTATATCCAGGGATATCTGCACCTGCCGTGATTGCCACGGGAGAAGCGGTCTCCTTGGATGCCAAACGGCGGTCCGCTGGTACCTCTAGGTCGAGGTTGTCTGCATTTTCGGCAGAAGCGGTCACAGGTGCCTCCATAGTTTCTTGAGCTGATAGTTCAGCTGCGTTTGATGTGGTTTCTTCGTTTGTTGCGGCTTCGGCTGAAACTTCTACTTCAGTTGCAGCTTCTACTTCGGAGTCAACGGAAGCTTCTGCTTCTGCACCCTCTTTAATGGAAGCAACCTCTTCAGTTGACACTTCTACTTCGGCGGTCTCTACTGCAGCTTCAGCTTCAACAACTGTCTCCACAGAAGCCTCTTCGGCCTCTACTTCAACAACTGTCTCTTCTTCGGCAGCAGCAGTGATTGTCTCTTCGGCGGATGCCTCTGAAACAGTTTCGTTTTCAATTGAGAGTTCGGTAGTCTCACTCAGTTCAGTTGATGCTTCAGACATTGTCTTCTTCTTTTCCATTTCGTCCTCTTCCATTTCGGAATCGGATTCGGTTGGAGTTTCAGATTCGGCTACTGGAGCCTCGTCTTTCATCTCCTCGGATGCTGGCATTGCAGGAACGTCAGGCTCGGGAACTACCTTCTCTTTTTCAGAGTCCATAGCGGCCTCTGAGTCAGATGAGGTCATCTCCTCGTCTTTCATTTCTTCTTTGCCTTTAGAAGCAGTCATATCTTCTTTAGCGTCATCGCCATATACGCGGCTAGCTGCCTCAGCAGCCCGCTGGGCGAGCTCCTGAACTGCGGCCTCGCGCTGCTTGACCTCGCCGCGAACGGCCTCAAGCATGTCGGCAAGCGACGTCATCGCGTCAACTGTCTGTGAGGAAGGTTCCTCGTTCTCAACCGCTTCGAATTCGGCGACAATCTGCTCTTGTAGTTCGGTAACCTGGTCGGCACCTAACTCAGCGAGCTGATTCATCATCTCTTTAATACGGTCCACTGTCCCTCCTTAGGGCAGTTACATAGGACGGATGTCCTACTTGCTTATAGTCGAGGCCAAGGGACTCCGATACGCACAGGGCGTGGAGGCACTCCACCTACATATAATGTTACATAGGTTGAAAAGTAGTGATTGTACGAATAGTCGATTAGATGTGGTTATTAGGTAAGTAGCCTCAAGAGCTTTGCCATCTCGGAAGAAATCTCACTTTGGTTGAAATAGTCCCCGCCAGACATAAATCTCTTTAGGTCAGCAGTAGCTATGTCCGCGTCTTCGTCGCCAATTTTGGCTTCAACGCGGTCAATCATCTCTTCCATAAGCTGCTGCAGAGGGGCGGGCACATCGCTGTACCTAATCTTTTGGGCCTCTTCGCCGAACTCAAAGGGGAGGTTAGCAATTACCTCGCCTAGCTTCCCAGAACTCTCACGAACGTTCTCTAAAGCTTCAGGATTAAGTGCTTTTGCGTCCAATCGGTCAATAATCCCGATTAATTTCTGAGCAGACTCGGTTGCTTGGTCGGCATCCCCCGCCTCATCGAAGTTCTCAATCTCTTCAGCTTTCTCAGCTGCGTCATTAAGACCAGCAATGCCTAGGTCTGTTTTTAGTCGAGCTAGGACTTTACGAAACTTGCCAGAAGTATCACGAGGTTGAGTGTCAGGAGTGAACTTAGGAGTTGCGTCTTCGTTTTCGCGAGAAGTTTTTTCTACTTTTAAAGCTTCAATCTCTTCAGGCGCTATTCCTTTTAAATCTTCTTCATCTCCTGCTGCTGCAGTAAAACCCTTTTCAGTAAAAAGTGCTTCTAAATTTTCGGAATCAGGACTTTTTTTTAGACTCAGGGCTTCAGAGATGACAAGGGTCCGCTCGTGTAGCGAAAGCTCTTCACCATCTGCGCTGTACTGGGTGCTCCACTTTGGTGGAAGCAGGTCAATGCGGTTTAGGCCGCGGGCGCGAACCATAATGTGCTTACGTACCGCACCTTTAGCTCCAGCTTTTGCTCTTCCGTATGCACGGACTGCATTGCGTAGGTCAGAAATGTTTCTGATTGGGAACGACCCATCGGGCATAGCCTTACCTTCTCTGGCAAGACGGCGACGAACGCGACGAGGAACAACAGCAAGTTCATTCTCTGGGTCATCGTCCATCATTTGAATCATGTACTCAATGGACTCATCGTCTTCTTTTTTAGCTCCCTTAACACGGTCAGACAATTCGGTCATGCGCTTAAGGTTCTCAGAGCGAATTTCTTCACGAGCCTGAGCAAAACGAGTACGCGCATCTACAAGCTGAGGCTCAGACTGAGCAACTGCAAGAGCATCAATCCTTGCGTTTAGCTCAGCAAGTGGGTCGCTCTTTAGTTGAGCAAGCATGCTTGCACCAGCAGCAACCAAAGCCATAACTTGCCCTGAAGCAACTCTTGCTCGGGCGATTGGGAATCCAGGCACGTTTACCTGACAAACAGCAACTAGTTCTAGGCTGCCTTTGATAGGCCTCCAGTCACCAGAAGGTGCTGAAGCACGAGCTGCACGAATCTGTTCTGGAGAAGTTCCAGAGCGTAGTGACCCAGCAACCCAAATACCGTAAGAGTCTTCTCCAGCATGAACGTCAGCAAAAGCTGACCCTGTGTCGTCGTAGTGCTTTGCAGCCTGCTGAGCAGATGCCTCAAGACCAGCGTGACCGCCAGCAAGAGTTAGCTGACCAACTGGTACGTCCGAACCGTCATCGGTGCGAACTACCCCAGTGTGGAAGTACGAATACTTGCTGCGAGAGCGAGGAGGCTTTGTCCCAAAGGCCATTCCGATGTGGTCAACGTGCCATGCAGCAATGTGACCAAACACGCGTCCATCGTCTCCGATAGTTAGTGGAGTGGCTTTTTTAAGCTTTGGGTCGTCGAACCAGCTAATTGGAGGCTCGTTCGGGATTGCGCCAGCGACCATTCCGCAGGCAACTAGCGCAGAAGCGTCTAGAGGGTTCACGTTATCTACGTAAATACCGTCTGGTTGCATTGTCTCCTCCTCGGAGTTGGTACGTTCGTCAACAATCTGTATGAAGCATTCCTGAAAAGCTGGCTTAGGCACAATAGTCACAGCCATTACACGAGCGCTTGTTATATTTATTCTACCTGAGCTGATGTCCTTTGAGTCGTCTCCAGTATCCTCTGGAGCTTCTTCATCAGCTTCAAACTTATCCATGTCGGCAGACACTCCGCGGATGAAACCGTAGCGAACTAGCCTCTCTGCTTCTTGGCCAAATTCTCCAGAATCAAAGACACCTATAGCGTTTCCGATGCCCTCGTCGGTTCGCTCCATGTAAGTTATCTGCCCCACAACTACAGAACCGTCGTGACCGTTGCCCGTTTTAATCTGCCACAAAAGTGGTAACGGAAGGTCTCTCATAGAAATAGAGCCCTTTTGGAAGATACGTCCGTCGCCAGTCTCGGTGCCCTCGGGGATTACTAGAGGAATCGAGAACTTTGCACCGTGCTCTGTAGGGGTAGCGGCAATTCGCCCTGCCATTCTGGACTTAGCCGAGGTTGCACGGGCACGTAAGGTTGCCATCTCAATAATGGCAGCTTCTGTTTTTAGGCCAAGTAGCTCGGTGGTCTGCTTCTCTGCAGAAGCTTTAAGGGCTTTACCCTTTTTCTTCCCAACATTGTTCTTGTCTCCAGGCCATACGCCAGTCATCTCCTTGTGACGAAGAGCACAGTAGCCCTTTGCACGTGGGCCCATGTACTTCTTAAGCTGACGATTACATCGGGTCCAGTCGCCAGGAGTGTTCCAGCGAATCTTAAGTCCGCCTTTTCCTACAGTCCAGTAACGGCGCAGGGCTCCAGCGTTGCCTTTGTTGCGGTCAGCACCGCCAGCAGCCATAAGTGCAGAAATTATTGAATTGTTGGTCAAAGCAAAATGTGACCGTGCGGTTATACTCGCCGTGACTGACTCTCCGTCAATCTGTTCCGTAACAACTGCCAAGTTCTCTGTGTCTAACACAATTACAGGAGGGGGGGTAGGGCTGTTTAAATCGGCAAGAATCTGCGCATCTTTCACCCATTTGCCAGGCTTCCTAATAAAGGTAACTGGAGTTATTGTCTTAGTGGTTGCTGGGATTAGGCAAACTAGGTTCATTACCGCTTGAGGGTCGTCATCGGCGACAATAGCCAAGTACAAAGGCTTAACATCAGTGCTTTCTGGGGTTAGCTCACGGGCTTTGCCGTCTGCAGCTGCGGTGAGTCCTTCGACAGAGAGTCGAGTTGGGTCAAACTTTTTAGCCAAATCACTTCGGTTTTTAGACCCAACTACTTCGTTACGAGACTTTTTATCATCTACGTCTATGCCAGAGTAAGTCTTAGGTGTGTACCAGCTTGAGTAAGTTTGTCCAGAGCCTTTGCCAGACCTATCACCGTAAACGGAATCTAACCAGTCACGAAGAAGTGGCTCGTTGTAGACGTTTTCTGTTGTAGCAGGGCTCCATCCAGGCTTAGCGGTACCATCTGGGTTAAAAGAGCCCTTGTGGTAGCGTCCCAGCGCAGTGTTGATGTCTGGCACAGCTTTAGGAACAAACGGAGGAATTGGGTCACCGCTGTACTCAGGGGCTAACCTTTGGTCTCCAGCCCAAGAATTGTAGTCTCCAACTAATGTACTCACATTAGAAGCAGATAGAGGCGGAAGTGTTCCAGGAAGCTGGGCATTTGGCTGGTCAATAGGGGTTCTTGGCTGACCAAGGATTCCACTAAAATCTAGGCTGCTAGAAGGAAAGTCAGACGTAGCCACTGACTTAAAAGTATCTATCTGTTGAGTCACACCACCAGCAACTGTTACGGACTCCCCATTAGCAAGCTCAACGGTTACAGTCTCGTTTTTTGCGTCTTGCGCAGTTATTACACCTTTATAGTTAGCGTCTCCGCCAATAATTACTGTAGAGCCGTTCTTTGAGAAGCGGCCCAGCATGTCACGAACCTGTGTCTCGGCTCGCTCTGACCTTTCTTCTGGAGTGTCTACTCCTGGACTTGTGTCAATGGAAGGCTGCTCAGCGAACATTGCTACGCCTGAGGCCATAAGACCGTCGTCGAACTCGTCTTCTTCTTCTAGGAAGTCGGGGGTCTCGTCACTAAACTGGTCTAGCAATTCAAAGTCAAGCTCTGGCATTGCTGCTTCGAACATTTCTGTCTCGTCAAAGTTAATCTGCTTTAGAAACACTGGCTCCATAGGAGCGTTATCTAGCATTGCAGAGCAAGCAATAGCAGTGTCTCGGTCAACAGGAATATAGGTTTTTTGGCTTCTGTCGTACGGACCGTCTAGGGCTTTGTCGTAAGTTTCAAAATCGTTCTCAACGTTGCCCATATCTTCCCAAGAGCAGTTGTCCCAAACCTTGCAAGTTCCGTCTTCGTCTACCTTGTATAAGCGGTCAATGCCGCCAGTGGTTAGATTTATGCGAATGTAGAAGTCAGGCTCTACTCCAGTAGCAGCATAGGAGCCGTAGTCAAGCTTTTCTTGGGCATAGTATTCGTCATACCCGCCAGCAGCTAAAGCTCCTTGGGCATTCTCACGCTCAACAATGGCAGAGGCCCAGCGCTGTGCAGCGTCTCCACCCCAAAGAGCCCAAGCAATACGACCGTTAGATGGGTAGTTTTTTTCTCCAGGCTTGTAGCCTTTTGCCTTCTTGTCAACTTCGTGACGAGGGAAATATTTAGCAATGTGCCGTACTTTTTGAATACCAACTTGGCCGCCTGCAAGTAGGGTCCTCGCATTATTCAGACCAACAGGAGTGCCGCCGCGCTTTTCTTCTTTTCTCCAAGCTAGGCCTCTTTTTGCTTCTGAGATAACTGACTTAGGAATTGTGTACATACGGTCATTAGCAGATAAAACTTTAATGTCTAGTTCGGTGATAGCGGCTCTAGCTAGCTCTGCTGAGGGGCCTTCGGGCTCGGCAACTGAGGCATCCCACTGCGCTGAGGCAATAAGAGTCTCGGACTCGTCAATGGAAACAACCGTGTTGGATAAGGTGTCAACAATGACAGCTCGTTCGTTGTCTGTGTACAGGAGTCGGGTTTCGTGCTTGCCGTGGAATTCCATGTGTTATTCGCTTCTCTCGTAGTCAGCCAAGTCTTTGGAGGTAATTAGCTCGTTGTCATCAAAACGTGCTACAAGTTCCACAGATTTGTCATAGTCAAGTTCTGTAATCTCAGTGTCATCAAACTCGGCAGCAATCTCGGGGGTGCCCAGTCTCCACCTGCCATCAATTCTGAAAAAGGTTCCCAGGTTCTCAACATCGTAGACAATAGTGACTACCTGGTCTATGCTGGTATCGACCAAAGCCTCCACAGACTGCATTATCTCAGTGCCCTGAGTTTCTGCCATTAGGCTTCCTCACTGTCTTCTAATTCTGGATTAAGATTTCGTAAGTCATCTGCTTCTGACACCTTACGAATAACGTATTGAGCATCGAAAGCTTCAAAAGTAATTATACCGTCTGAATCAATATTGACATCCTCGCTATCAACCAAGAAGTCGTATCCGTAGTCGCTCATGTCTACAGTAATATAGTCGTCTGGGCTGCCTGTTGAAGAGGTAAGAGTGGCCCCAAAAATGTACCGTTTGAAGACCCCCTCGCTAGAAGTTTTCTCAAGAATACCTTCGCCTTTAAAAATTGGTCTAACGTCTATCATTACTTAACTCCAAACATTTCTTCTACGGGTTTTCCAGAAATCTCGGTGATTCCTTCTGCTGTTAGCCGCTCTAATAAAAACTTCCTAGCAGATGAGTCCAAGGCTATCCCAGAAAGGTCTGCCCAGCTGAGATTATCCTTGAACAGTACTTCTGATAGTTCTGTCTTCTTTAGAAGCTCTATATAGTCAGTATCGGCTACTTTTTTACCCCATGCGTCATAGCTAGAACCGTAAAACTCGGGGCGGCGAATAAGTTGGACTCCGTCAAAGAAGAACTGTAGCCTTTTGAAGGCAGACTTGTTCAGGTCCATAAAAGAAACTTTTGAAGTAAAAATGTACCCTGCTCCAACTCCCGCAAGGTCGGAGGAGCTTGACTGGCCCTCAGTGTTTATCCCTTCGCTCCAACGAGTAACTGTGGAATACAATCCGCCACCCTTTTTGAATAGCAAATCGTAGACAAAGTCTGCACGTTCTTTGTCATCATCAGGTAAATTTTTGCTAGCAAAGTTGTGCTTAAAGAACTCAACTCCATATGTTGCCGCTAGCTGCTCTGCAACTTGTTCTGGAAGAAGATACTGGATAATACCCTTTTGCTGCTCGTCTACACGGACTTCCATGTTGTCGGCAGTAAAGCTGTAGTTTTTCTCTACTTCATCAAGAATCTGCTTACGAAGCTCTCCCTCGTAGTTTTTTGCTCCGTTGCCTTTTTGACCAAAGAGGCTAATAATTTTGTTTTCCGCTACTCCCTTAAAGTCTGACTTCATAGCGGGGCGTATTTCTTGGATAGCATTCAATTCTTTTAGGGCAGCTGCAATGTCCTCGGGGGTAGCATCTTCTGGTAAGAGAAGCTCTACTCTGTTGTGAAGAGATACCGAGCCATTGTTGGAGCCACCTTTATTGAAGAAATCGGGAGTGTTTGCACTTCGGTTAGCTCTAATAAATTGGAACTTACCTTTGCCATCAGTAAGGTCTCCTCTGTATGTACGGCCCTTATTGTGCGCATCGACTTTATTGGAGTTCCACTCTTCTTCAAAAACAAGAGAACCGTCTGGGTTGACCTTGTAGTTATCTAGCCTGGATTTATCTTGAACATCAGATAACTGCTGCTTAGCTAGTTTTTTGGTGAAAGCGTTACCCGCCCAGTTGGTCAATTTAAAGGAAAGACGGATTTGCTTTGCGCCGTCTTTTTCTACTTTTTGAATACGAACTTTTAAGTCTTCTATGTCCGCGCTGTCAAGCATAATCTGAGCGCCGTTGGTGGCGTCTAGAGGGTCACCAGAGTTTACTTTGTCAAGAGCACTCTTAAGGCTAGGAACTTGCGCAAGCGGAGTCGAGCTCCAGTCTGCGTCGCCCTCTAGAGTTTCTACAGCAAACCCAGGGCCCTCAACTGTGAACTTATCCGCTAAGTCTTGCTTGGCTTTCTCGATTACGGCTTTTTTAGCAGCTTCTTCTTTTTGCTTCTTTTCTTGTGCTGCTTGAGCAACGGCTTGCTTTTTTGCCTCTTCAGCTTTGGCACCCTGAGCCTTTATAGCTTCAGTACGAATTGAGTCGTCTACTTCAATCCCCAGCTCTTTGGACTGCTCGTTAGTTAGAAACTTCTCGCGGCTCCATACGTTTTTTTGTTCTAGCTTTTGGGTAGTGCCTTTCATTGGCCCGTCGAAGTACGTAACCTCTACGGCAGGCTCACTTGGGAAAGTCTTTGTTACGACACCGTGGCTTGCAAGTTCTGGGTTTGGCGCGTCTGGGTCTTGGTTAGAAGCAATAATTCCAGGGAGCATATTCTGACCAGTGGATGTTGCGTCTTTTACCAAGTACTTTTTAACAAGGTCTTTGTATTCGCTCTTATTTGAAGCACCAAAGTAAGAAGTATGCATTGCAGAGTTTTTATCTACAGCTACAGATTCAACTTCAGACAGGCTACTTTCTGGGGTAAGACCGCTTGGGGCCACTGCTTCAGCTGGTTGTACCTCTTCTGGCTCGGGTGTAGGTGCTTCAGGCGCTGGTGTCTCGGGAGTAGTTGGTGGGGTTGGTGTTCCGCCGCCGCCGTCTCCTTCTTGTCCAGAGTCTTGGTCAGGTCCGTCCTCAGGGGATTGAGAGCCTTCAGGCATTAAGAAGGTGGAAGCTTTCCAGTTTGCTTTAGCTTCTCCTTCAAACTTTACCTTTGCAACGTCTGTGTAGGTGTAGACCTTGCCGCCAGCTTTAACAACATACTGGTCTTTTAGAGAAGTTACAATACCTTTTTTGCCTGTCTTAGTGTTAATAACAGTCATGCCAACCTTGACAACAGTTTTGCCGTCAGCAGATACATAAGACCCTGATTGCTTAGGAGGCATAGAAGGCTGAAGCGTTGTTACTCCTTCTTTTTTAGACACTGAAGCAATTTTGTTTGGGAAGTTCTGGCTCTTGTAAATCTCATTAGAAATTCGGCTATCTAGTGCCGTGAAAGAGTGCCAACGACCCTTCATTTCTTTAACTCTAGTCTGCCCCGTCTCCTCGTCTGTTACGCGGTGATAGATGCTGAAGGTGTTATCGGAGTTGCGCTTAACAAGCACATCTAGACGTTTGCTACCAAAATTGAGAGAAGACACGACAACGTGGCCGTTATTCAAAACGCTGCCTTCATAATCCTCAATAACCTTTGCCCAAATTAAGTCAGGGTCTGTAGGATTGGCCAATTCTTGGGAAAGCTCGCCGAGGTCAATTTTGGAGACTTCAGCTGCAGGGATGTCTTCGTCACCGTCAATTGGGACGAGAGACTGTTTTATGTCGGCATCAGCTTTTTCTATAGGGGTTTCTATAGGTACAAGCGCAGGCGCAGGGCTATTCAGGTCGTCAAGGATAGACTGAACAAGTTCTGGGTCTTCTACCTCGTTATCTAAAAATCCTTGAAGAATCTGCTTAACTTTTTCGGGGTCTTTTGTGCCGAACAAAGCCTCAGCAATGTTTTCAACTTTTTCAAGAAGTTTTTGCTTTTGGTCTTGAGGCACTTCAGTTGGCTTTTGTGCTTCGACAGGCTCAATCTCCGTGTCAACAGTTATAAGGCTTGGCGTCTCTGGAGTGGCTAGGTCGGGGGCAGTTGCCTCGGAGGGGGTGGCATTCGCCTGTTCCATCTTTGACAGGCTGTATGCGTAGAACTTCCCATTAGGAAGTGTTCCACCAACAGCGACGTTCCCAGCTTTGGAAGTTTTTACTTCTGCTGGGGAAAGGTCTACTGCTTTGCCGTTGTACGTGAAGACAATGTTGATTCCAGTAGCAATTGCATCCTGAATTTGAGCATCAAGGTCGTCAATTAGGTCTTCTGGGTCTGTGTCGTCAAATGAGAGAACTAGCTTCTCTGGGCCACCCTCTGCGGCAGCAGGAGCTTCAATAGGCGCATCGTCAAGTCCATATATTTCAATAAGCTCGTTACGACGACGCTTTAGGTTTTCCTTAAGCTTGTCTGCAATAGATTGGCTGTCAATGCCTTCAACACCGCCGCCAAAGGCTGCGTCTACAAGTTCATCTATTTTGGCTTCGTCAATATTTGCAACGAGCTTTGCTGACTCAGCAATCTCGGCGTCGGTCATGTCTCCGAATACGCTTGCTGCCTGAGAGTTAACATTTGAATCGCGAAGTGAGCTAATCTGCTCTGCGACATTTGTATCCAGCTCTTTGGCCTTGTCAGCTCCCTGAGCACGGAAGAGCAGTGCACCACCAGCGTCAATACGGAAAGGCTTGGCGTTGGCAACAACAATGTTGTCCTTCTCAAGGCCGATGACATCGTAGTTGTTCATCCACGCGTCAACTGCAAAGCCCTTTTTGATTTCGTCAGTAATGTTTTGGTTAGGTGCAATCTGACCGAGAGTTCCGTCGGTTCCATCAATGAAAGGAGAGACTATAAGCATTTTCCCAGCTTTGTTCTTACCAATGTAAGAACGACCAACGTCTAGACCAGCCTCTTCGTACAGCGCGGAGGCAAGAACTTCGTTAGCTGCGTGGGACTCACTCTGTGGGGTTTTAACGTAGTACTGTTGCCCGCTGTCTGGGTCAACATAGAACGCACCTCGGTTTGACCCAGTTTGCCCTGAAACTTTTTTCCAGTTAGAGGTGTCAAAGACTTGACCCAATGAGCCGCTCTGTACCTCAGGGATAACAATTTCATCAGGCTCAGCTGTCGTAGGCTCGTCGAGCGCAAGGCCCAAGAGAACATCTGCGGTGTCTGCAAAGTTGTCCTGAAGAGTGCCTTGAGAGGCCATCTTGCTAATTTGGTCAGCAGTGAACCAGCCAACCTCAGAGCTTTCTCCATCTTTCGGTGACAAGTCGTTTAGCTGGCCTGGTCCCACCTCGAAGACGTGAGTGTTGTATGTCCAACCAGGAGCAACTTCATTAGCAAACTGACCGACTGGGAAAACGGAGTCTGGCCCTAAGTCGCCGCCAACTTCTTCTTCGAATTCGTTGATTGCAGTGATGATGCCGTTATTTTCTTCGGAGTCACTCTTATCCTTGTGGGCACCCCCTGGGTATCCCCACTTTCCGCCGCCCTGCGAAAGTCCAGAGGAGCGCTTTGCTAGGAAGTACTCAAAGACGCCCTCGTTGTTCTTACGGCGAACTAGAGCGCCAGCAGCGCCAAACTTGCCCCAGAAACGCATTCCATTTGTAGCAAAGAAGTAGCCATCACCTTGGTCGGGCTTATTGCCGCCACCTATCGGAGCAAAGAACGGCAACTGAGGGGGAGTCATCACGCCGCTTCGTAGCTTCTGAACATCAGAGCTAGAGATTCCGTCAGCATAGTAAACACCGTCAGCATCTTGCTTAATGTCGTAGCTCTGCCACTTCTCAATGGTAGTTTCCGTGTCGACATTAGGAGCTGCTTCTTCAATAACAGGAGCGTCAACTTCACCGTTGCGGCGTCGAATCTCGTAAGCCTGGAACTTTACCCAAGACTTGTTCATACCGTACTCTTTGCCATTTATAAGCAAACGACGTCTTACAAACACCTTGCCTGAGCTAGCTGGGTCCTCAACAACCTCAAGGACTTCAAACCAGTCACCTGATTTAGCGCGAAAGAAGTCTCCTGCCTGCCACTGCTCAATAGGGACTTTGCCAAGCGATGTAGTGTTCTCGTTGTCATTTACCCAGTTATTTGAGATGGAGTCGCCTAGTACGGATTGAGTTTCTAGGTCGCCGTCCCCTAAATCAACCTTAGCCGCGGCTGTAGCAGAAGTAGCCTCATCAGAAGTTGGACGAACCTTAGGCATTGTCTTTACAATTTCGTCAACTGTAGAGACCTTAGCGTCGCCACCAAAAGTATCTTTAACGATTTTAGAGACAGGAAGGCTTGTGTCAGCGAGGTCTTTTTTAGCCTGGGCTGCTTTGAACTTTACAAGTTCCTCTTCATACTTTTGCATGTTGGCGTCAACGTTAAGAGCTGAGAGTCCTTGCTTTGTCTTAGACATCTCTTCTAAAAGATTTTTTAAGATTGGAGGAAGTACATCACTATCAGTTACCGCGTCGTGCCAGCTGCCGTTAGGTACAATTCCGTAGCGGCTTGCAACGTTTTGAAGCGTGTGCGCTTTGTAGCCTCCGTTAATAACAAGACGAGCTAGGGATAGGGTGTCTATCTCCCCGCCTGGATTGTACTGAAGGTTGAACTTTTGGGCGAAGCGCTTCATAATGCCACCATCAAACGGCACGTTGTGAGCTAGAACAATTGTGTCAGGGCCAATCTTTTCAAGAAGCTTTGTCATCTGCTCTTGGATAGAAGGCTGCTCTGCCAAGAACTCATTAGAGACTGGCTTACCAGAAGGGTCTTTTAGGGTCTCGTCTGGGTCGGCGTTCTTGTAGAAGTCTGAAAGTGGCACTTCTGGGTTCATCCAGTAAGCTCCGACGCCAGTTGATAAACCATCTTTGATTTTGGTCCATGCAACTTGAATAGGTGTCTGGCTGTCAAATGCACCGTCAGCTGCAGTCTCGAAGTCGAGATAGATTATCTCTTCTTTTTCTAGAAGCTCTAGGAACTTTGTAGGGTCGCCAGCTGCTTCAATTTCAATCTGCTTGAGCCTATCCCCAGAGAATGCTGGATAGGCAGGAGGCTTTGGCTTAGAAGGAGTCTTTTTCTTAGGCTTGTCGGTGGCTCCTGTTTGAGCAGTTGAAACGGAGTCTGGGTCGATTGGAGGAGTAAAGCCTTCTGCGGAGAGCTTCTTTGCTTCCTTGAATGCGGCTTTCTTCTCTACTAAATCTGGGTCAGTCTTGTCTGGGCGTGAAAGCGCTGGCTTTTCTCCAGGAGCTGGCAAGTTAGAGGCACCGCGCATTACCGTAATCTCAGTGGTGGCGTTCCACTCTTTTGTTTGCGAAACGTGCCCTGGGTAGTACCCCTGAACAACGGCCTTTCCGTCTACTTCTTCTACGCCTTCAATAATGAAGTACTCGTAAAAATCAGAACCCCACTCTTTTTTGAAAGTGACGTCTCCAGCTTTCACTTCTGTAGCCTTAACCGTGGTTATACCAACGGGTGTTGCTGGGCTAAACGGTAAGGCAACTTCCTCGGTCTGCCACACAGCAAGAGTCTGGATGTCAGGTTTGGTCCATAGCCCCTGAGCTTGCGCTAGGTTTTTGTTGTACTCGTCTAAAGCATCAAGAAATTTGCTACGAGCTTCTGCGTCCTTAGGAACAAAAACCCCTAAGTTCTTGTCCTTAAAAATCTTACCTTCGGGGTCAAATTCTTTTGGCTTTGGCTTAGATAGAACTGGGAGGTCTCCCTTTGCAGGAGCTTCTACATTGCGGTAAACTTTAATCTGAACATTCTTGCCCCAGAGCTTTGTCTTCTGAGTCTGGTGTCCAGGGTAGTATCCCTCAATCCAAACGCTTCCTGGCTTTTGTGCCTCTGAGTCAGCGTCGGAGAATACATTTTCAATTACAAAGTTGTCAGAGAACGTAACATCCCCTGCTTTAAGGTTCTCGGCACTGGCGCTTAGTAGAGCTGGTCCGTCTGGTTCTCCTGTTGAGATTTCTGGCGTAGATGTGGCTGTGTCAGCGGCGGCTACTGGTTCGTCTGCAGCTGGAAGTTCTGCTACTGGGGTTTCTTCGGGGGTAGCTTCGACTTCTTCAACATCCTCGCCGTCAATAGCGTCTTGGATTTGAGCATTAGTAGGCTCGTCAAAGTTTTGCCCTTTTAAGCCCTCTGCGTAGATAGCATCTATAAGTTCATTAGTATCCACGCCTTGTAGCTGAAGTGCGTCACGAATGGCCTCAACTGGGACGTTTAGTTGAAAGACTTCTCCTTCAGGGGTTTCCATTGCCAAGATTCCGTAACCTGGAGTTGAGTTGCCTGGCTCTAGAGCACGGCGAAGTTCTGCAATAAGATTTTCATTGCTGTAGTCATTGGCAATGTCCACTGGGTTGATAGAGAACCCCTCAGGAGCATTCTCTGGGACATCCCCCTCTATCTCATTAAATGGTACTTCTTCAATCTCTGAATAGCCTTCTGGGACTTCGCCCTCTCCGTAGACTTTGTTCTCTGGAAGATAAGGCTTGTAGTCGCCTGACTCTATCAAGGCCTGCTGCTCTTCGTCACTTAAGCCCTCAAGAAGTGGGGGTAATACTCTATCTGTGGGCTCAGCAAGTGCTGGCTCAGGTAGCTCCTCTCCTAGGGCAATTTCTGTAGCCTTAGGTATTTGAGCACCCAAGTTGCCATTACCACTTTTGTAGATGTCGTCGAGAACAGCTTTAGCGTTTACGCCCTTCTCATCGAGAGCCGCATATATGGCCTCAACTGGGACAGCTTCGTCTCCCTCTGAGAACGGTAGGTAGCCAAATCCAGTAGCAGAGTTTTCATCGGAACCAAGAACGCCCTCATTAAGGGCATTAACCAAATCTTTAACTGAAAACTTCTCTGAGAGCTCAGCGGGGTCATCCGTAAAGTCGTCAGACTCTTGTCCATCAACGGCTCCCTGAGGCTGGTAGGGGGCGTCTGTGTTTATTTCGTAGTAATTGGCTGGAGTAGGGGCAACCTCAGGCTCTACAGGTGCCTCAGGGGCTGCGGGAGCTTCTACAGGCTGTGCCTCTTCTGCCTCGACTGGGGCGGGGGTTGCTGCTGGTTCTGCCTCTGGGGCATCTTCTTCTATGAGGTCAGAAGGGTTGTCTTCTTTCCACATTTCAACTTTGCCGTCATTTCCGAAGCGCGGAGGCATGCCACTTTGAATATCCGTGACTCGGTCGCCGTCTTTGTTGAGGGATAGTTCTCCATCAGCATCAACAAGTTCTCCCCAAATCCTGTGGTTTGTAGGCTTTTTAGCTCCCTTTGCTCCCTTTTCAGTAACTAGTCCTTGGCTGTCAAGAAGGTCCTTACGCCAGACACGCCAAAGGTCCCCGTCTTCGTCCCTATAAAAGTCCCCAATGTCGAACTCACGGACTGACTTGCGTCCATTATTGAAGATTCGCTTGCCACCAATGTTAATGGCTTCTTGTTCAAAGGCTTCTTCTGATATGTTGAAATCGTCAGGGTTTGGAGCTTCTCGATTGCTTCGAACAGAGAGTCCAAGCTTTTCTACACGCTTTGTGGCTTCATTAAAAGACAACCCATCGCGCTTCATTATCTGAGCAAGGGTCTCGCCGCTGATTACATTTTTGCCCTGAGCCTGTGCTTCCCTGACAACCCGCTGCATCGCGGTTTCTCGATTACGTATTTCTGAAAGTTTTTTGAAAAGCTTTAGAAGACGCTTTGGCTTTTTTGGTGCTTCCTCTTCTTGCCCGTCAAAAATAAGCTTTGGTTCTTCACGAGGAGGCATCGGCTTAACGCCTCCACCTGGAAATCTAGGTGGTTCTGGCCGAAAGCCGCCATCTCGGTTGGTAGGGAGTTCTGGAAAAACAACATCAATATTTGGACTAGGGGTTGATGGCTGTGCAGGCCGTCGAGGCTGTCTAGGCTGTCTAGGCTGCTCTTCAGCTTGTGGAGCAGGAGTCTCTACTTCTTGGTCGGGGATAATCGCAACTGGTGGCTTTTTCCAAGCGTCTGGGTCTGAGAAGCCCTTGCTATCACGAACAACAATGCCTGTTGCAGAATCTATAATTGTGCCGTCGTCAAGAATGAAGTGCTCGCGGCGTGGGTCTATTGGGAACTCTAGGCCCTGCTCTTTGTAGCGCTCAAGCATCCTGAGGTAAGCGTTAACTTTAAATCTGTTGGCATTAGGTTTGCCCTTGATACGAGCGCCTTTGCCTCTTACATCCTCAGGGTTTACCTTGTTTCCAACTCTTAGCTTACTAAGAATGGCTTTACCAATACTCTTTGGGCGTTTTGGGTTTGGGGCTTCGCTTTTCTTGTAGTTAGGCTCGTCGGCCTCTACTAGCTCTCCAACGTCTCTCCATGATTGAACTGCTGCGAAGTCTTTCTCGTTCTCGTCTTTCCTACGAAGAAGGTAGACAGGAAGGTCTTCGTCGAGAGTTCCATCCTCGCCTTTTCCGAAAGCAACTGCACCCTCGTCTTTGTTTTCTCTTGCCTGAACAGCGTTGAACTTAGCCGTAGCTGCTTCGTTGGGCTCTTTAAACTTCTTAACTTCGTAGTTCCCGCCAGCATTTGCGTAAACGGCACCTAAGTCTTCGTCTTCGTCGTAAAAATCTTTTTCTTCTTGAGGTACCTCGTAGGCAGTATCTAGGTCCCAGCCGTCAGGAGACTCTACAAATTCAAGGTCTTCTTCGTTTACTACTTCATCACTTGCACTTACAGATACAGGGTTTTCGCTGTAGCCGTCAGAGCTCTTATTTGAAGGCAGAATTGCCTTAGCAGGGATAGCATTAGCGGAGGGAATTCTTGCAAGCTTGCCGTCTGGTAGCTCGGAGATTATTGTTGAGTCGTTAGGATTGGTAGACACTATTTGACCAGCGAGGTTATAAACTCCGCCAGTGAGTTTGCGAATGAGGGCCATAATTGCGCCGCCCATAAACGCAAAGCGTCCCTTGATACGAAGCTGCCTGCGCCAGAAGCCATCATTGGCTCCGTCGTTGTAGGCAGCAACCAAAGCAACCAAAGGCACTTGGCTTGGTCCCATAGCGTCGAGGCGAGCAAGAGCGTATAGCTGCTCATCGCTGTTTAGGGTTGAAGTGAAAGCCGTGGCAAGAAGTGGGGCCACTAACGGGTTTGTTACCCGAGGGTCGTCAGCGAACCAACGAGACTGCGCCTTACGAAGCTCTTTCCACTCTACGTTGTGCTCCTTAGTAGAGCTAGGGTGCGAAATGGAAAGCAAGTCTGTGTGTGAGGCCTCTGTTAGGCCTTTGTCACGCTGCACAAGAAGCGCAAACTCCGAAAGCGCTAGTAGTGCTCGGTAACGACGGACCGAGTAAGTCTCGTTGGAGTTGGCTTTGATAGAGCGAAGAACTACTTTTTTCGCTGAGCCAGCTGTGACGCGGCGTGTAATTCCGAAGGAACCATTCAACTCTACAAGGGAGGCAACAGCTTCGCTAGAAATGTTTACGTTCTGCTCTTCATAAGAGACCGAATGTGTTGCTGGCTTAATTGGGTATTCGTTACTCATTTTCAGAGCCCTCTCTTGGGAGTAAATCCGCGTCTAGACTATCGTGTGTCAAAGTTGACAGAAGCTTCGCTCTTACGTAAGGGTCTTCCCCGTTCCGTACTGCACGAAGCCAGCTTGCCTTGATAGCTTCTTCTGCCTCGTAGCCAAAATCTGAAAACTCGGTTAGAGCAAGAATTGCTTCCTGTGCTGTTTTAAAAGTGTTCTCTGCGGGCAGCTCGATTTCGAGTTCAGCTTCTGCGTAAGCAGAGGCCGTTATAAGTTCTAGCTCGGAGTGGTCCTGAGCGTCAGCGGTCAAGGGCTCGGTAGAAGAGTCTTTCTTGGTGGACCTTGGGTGTGAAGCAGGAAGTAGGTCGTTGTCCTGTACGTAAGCAGCCTTAGAGGGCTTACCTGAGGAAAGCAAACGCAGGAACGCGTTAACGCGAGCAAGTGCCCAAGAGTTTCGGTTCTGTCCAGGTCGGTAGCTTGTGGAGAAGGCCCCAGCTCCGCGGCGGTAGACAGCCTTTAGCATCCCAAGAGTTGCGCGGCGTCCCTTAGATGCTTTTTTGTTGTGGGTCTCAACCTTGTTGGAAAGAGCTTTTTCTACGGCCTTTGAGAAGGTAATTTTCTTACTGCCAGAAGCCGAGCCCTTTTTGTTCTTTGAAGAGCCTTTTATTTGGTCTTTCTTGGGAGCAGGAGTCTGTGCAGCAGTGCGCTTCTTTTTAGCTGCAGCTTCTTCGTCGTGCCCAGAGTCCAACATAAGATTTCCGTCTGGCATGTAGTGATAACCTTCGGGAGCTTCTGGTCTTGGGGCATTCTCGTCGTGTGCCGAGTCTGGCATTAGTGCGCCGTCTGGCATGTAGTGGAATCCCTCGGGGGCAGCAGGTCTGTTCTCAGCGGCAAACGTTGCAGCTTCGGCGATAGCTGAAGTAGTGGCAGGAACGCAGTTGGGAACTTGATTACCGTTTTTGCCCTTCTTCATTCCTATTTGGACGTAGCCGTCCCAGCAGGGGCTATTGGAAAGCTCCTCGGATGCAAACTCTTGTCTTATGCTCTTGCGAAGTTCGTGAACTTCATTTTCTAGAGTGGACAGAGTACGGATGAGGCTGTTCTTATCAGAAACGGTAATTGACGAAGTTGGTTGAGGCATAGGCACGTTGCTTTGCCCCTTAGCTGGCTGGTCCCCTTTTTCCATAATTAGTTAGCTTCTTCTTCAGGGGCAGGCTCGCCCGCGGCTGCTCTTTTCAAAACCTCTTCAACTTCAGTTGGCAACGGGGCAACGGACTGGCCTTGCTGTGCTGCACGAACTGCATTCATAATCTCTGGGGAAACAGCGCCAAGCATCGCTTCGGTAAGTTCTGGAGTTAGCGAGCCCTTTTCCTGAAGCATGCGTATTGCAAGCTCTGTAGGAGTGGGGGCATCTTGGTCCGAGAAGCCGTGCGCACGTCTCCATGTGTCGTAGGACACTGCTCCGCGGTCAAAGCCTGCGTCAGCATCGGTTGCCCTGTCGTTACGTGTAGAAACGGCTGAAGGGTCATACCAAACGGTGATGCGAGAAACTTCTGACTCTGAGTAGCCGTTGGCAATTAGGTACGGACGCAAGTAGACAACTGTTAGGGCGTCAACAATAAGGAGCATCAAGGGCTCGATGTGGGCTTTGTAAAGAGCTTCGTCTATCTGGAGCGCATTGGAGTACTTAACGTTGGCAAGCCCCGTAACGACGTCCTTAGGAACATCTAGGCCCTGCAAGATACGCTCTAGTACACGGTCGGAGCGCTCAGCTAGTGATGGGTCGAACGAACGCTCGAACTTGAACTGCTTGATAGCATCGCCAAGCTCAGCGGGTCCACGGATAATCAGGGGCACAACTGCAGATGCGGACTCTTCGTCACGAATCGGCGTGGTCATCGCGTCCATCAACTGCTCTTCAAACTCGTCTTCTGCTTCCTCAGCTGTGAAGCCAGCGCCAATTCCATCTTCAGAATCGTAAGGGTAGTTTGCAGGGTCGCCCTGTGCAGCTACGGAAAGACCGTCTGGCAAGTAGAGAGCGCCAGCGTTTAGGCGTGAGCGAGCGGTTGCACGGAAAGTTCTGTTCAACAAAAGCAATTCTGCGCAAAGGTCTAATAGACCGCGCAGGCTCGAGTCGGACTCGTCTGAGTAGCGAGGGTGTGAGCGCCAGATACGGCCAACGAAAGCATTCTTGCCTAAGTTAACAACTCCTGAGTTCTTTCCGCCACCCTGCCCTGCGCCTTGTTCGCGGCGACCAATAACGTTTAAGTTTCCGCTACCGTCAGCTACAACTTCATCAACGGAACGGATGTCCCAAGACTCGGGCTCTCCAGTTCCTCTACGGGCTGGCATCTGAACTAGGTAGCATTCGCCAGTAACTGAAAGATTGAGGGCAGCATCTTTCAAAAGACCTGGCTGTCCACCATAGGCGGAGTTGAGGCGGGAAAGTGCGCGTTCTGCGGCTGAGGCAAGGTTCTGGTCGATTGAGCTGGACTCGCTCGCTGCAACAGGAGACTGGCTTGGGTCGTCAATTGCAGCCGCAAAGATGCGGATACGTGAGACAACGGATGCAACTAAGTTGAAGGCGTATTTAATTTCGCCAATTGCGTCGTAGTACTCCCAAGCTTCTGACTGCCAAGCGGATGAAGAAGCGGAGCGACGTGCTTTAAACTGCTCGAACTCGGCCTTGTCATTCATTTTTACTTGCGAGGCAGCAGCCGTAAGGGCGCGGGGAGAGTTAAAGGGAACGGGAGTTGGGGCGTTGAAGAAGAAAGATGCACCAGCTGGCTGTGGAAGTCTTGAGCTCCCGAAAGGCTTGCTTTTGCTAGATTTTTTAGCGCTAGCTTTTGGAGCTACTGGCTCCTGTGCTGGCTCTTCTCTTTTAAATACACCCATTGGGCGGTCTCCTCGTCAATTAGTTGCGGAATACAAGTTATTTTTGCTCGTACGCGGTCAACAGGCCTGCTATTGCCGACGCCGCAAAAACGGCGTAGACGTAAACAAGTACTGGGATAATGATAACGGATGGTACAACTAGTGATGCGACCCAAATAGAGGTGCACCAGTCGCAAGTTATTAGATAGCCAAGCTTGCTGCTCTGCGGTGGGTGTTTTTTCCAGAAGCGATTTCTCAGGGGCTCGAAGATAACGTCGGTTGTGATGAGCCTACTGAGTCGGAATACTGCTAGTCCGATGATTACAAATTCAAATAGTGTCATTCGGGGTCCTGACTGGAAGCTATGAAAGCGCCGTACGGGTTCCAACCACGAAGGCGAGTGCCACAGCCGCAGTTGTTATCCTTAGCAACAGCCACTATCTTACCTGACTCGGTCAAAATGTAGTGAATCTTGTCCAGCTTCTCTAATTGCGTGATTTTCTCCTTGAAAACGATTTGGGTGCCCTCTGGAGAATCAACGCCGATGATTAGCGTGTCCTGAATAACCACAGCTCTGGCGGTATCAACTCTTCTGGTCCCCTGTGGAACGTCACCAATGATGTTTAGCTCAGTTATGTTGGAAAGGGAACCTGGAGGAGCCAACCTGATGATTGCTGGGAAAACGTCCATTGTTTTTACTATTGCCATTACTTGGTGTACTCCGATGGGATATAGAAGTCCTCCCAACCTAAAGCCTCTTTGGCAATAGGAAGCGGAACTATCAACGGTCGAGTGCGCTCGCTAGAGCGGATGAATTCGAATACTTCGTCTCTGGTGCGAATAAGAGTGGCATTCTGCCAATCGCGGTTCTTTATAAGCGTCTTGAGCGGAAAGGCCATGGGAAAACGTGAATTTTCAGCGGTCATGGTCTCAAGAAAGCGGGACTGGGCTGAAGTCTTAGTTTTGGGGTTCATCCAAATAACAACAGCTAGCTCAGCTTCTGTGTAGGTGCCGCTCTGGGTAGTGTAAGTTCTCACTTGCTCAGTCTTCTGGCCATAGCGCGGTATGAAACCCCAGCGGCTGTAGCAATCTTTGCTGTGGGGACGCCCATGCTTCTGAGAGCCACAGCCATTGCGGTGAGGTCTCGGTTGGCTTTAGCAAAGGGAGAGTCTGAAGTCGTGCGGGCGCGGTAACGCTTCGCAAGCTTGGCTAGCTCCTTTAGGCGCGGTTTCATGTCTGGCGGAACGTTGGGGGAAACTGAGCGCAGTCGGGGAGCTTTTTTAGTGGGAGTCGCAGTGGTAAGGCTGCGGGGCGGAGGCGTGGGTATCTCACGGAACTGCTTTATTGCTTCTGCTTTTTTTACCCAAAAATGAATCGTAGTCTTGGGTCGTTTGGGCTCGAGCGACTCTCCAAGAATGGAAAGAGACCAGCCAGCATCCCAGAGAGCTTTAAGACGCGCCTCAGCTTCGGGGCGGGAAAGGGAACTGATGAAGTTCACTTCGTCCTGAGGAAGCAATGTCTTTGGGCTCATTGTTCTATGGTACAGGGTTTTGAGAAAGCGTACAGGGGCGAGAGTCCGAAGAATGTTGAACGGCAGAGTCGAAAGAATGAACCTTATCTTTTTTTGAATTTTAGCTGCGAGTGGGCTGTCGTTATATTTCAAGATTTTTTGAATCGTTTCCTGATTTTTTCCGCAAGGTCGGGCGCTTCCTGGCGCAGGAATCTGAAGAAGCAAAGGGTCATCTTTATTGTCTGTCGCTTCTGCTGCTGTAGCGCCTAGCGGGGGGTTTATTTTTAGCAAGCAAAGAAACATTTATTTACAAACTATTTTTTATAAAGTGTTTGGGCTAGAGCTAGGTGTCTCACAAAGAAATAGTTTTGCTATCTAGGACTAATAGTTGTTTGAATCTACAAACTATTAGTGCTTGACATCTCAAGCTACGAATCTCACAACCTAGCAAAGCTCACAACCTAGCTAGGAAATCTCTGGAAGCTTTCTCTAGGGGCTAAGCCTAGGAATTCCTAGATAAGTGTCTATGCCTTTTTGCAGAGCTATAGGGCCTAGGTTCTGAGAATCTAAGAACCCCTTCACTAAATCAGACAACACGCATAGCTATCTGTGGCGTTGATGTTCTTAATTTTCAATAGGCAACCCCCTACAAAATAAATTTGGCGAACAGCAGGAAGATACACTATTATAAATCTCACGAACGAAAAAGCTCACCGTACCCGCAAGGGGGAAGGACAAAATGAAAACAGCAGGACTACACATAACAACGGCAAACGAAATCAACTCTATGGAACTAGTGACCTATGACAGCTTGGTTCAAGCTGTTGGGGGCTATCT